TGAATTGTCGTAGCATCGTTACTTAACGCAAAAAGATGCGTATTTTGCCCACGTTTTGCCCACGAGAATTCAAATGTGGGCAATTTTGTGGGCAAGCCAATCAGCCGGCTCTTAAAAGTTCTCCAAAGTCAGTGTTGGCATTCTTATCAAGAAACTCAAGAAGTGCTTTACGGGTTACTTTACGACGACCCAACACGATACTTGGCAAATAGCCCTTTTCTATTAAAGAGTATACCACAGGGCGCGTGGTTTTCAAGAGTGTCGCTACTTCTTCTACGTTATATACAAGTTGTTGGTCAATTGGAATAGTCTGTTCTTTCATTCAATCACCCTCTCCATTTTCTCTTCCCCATACTTTGCCACACATACATTGTAAAGCAGCATCGCTCTGGTCATTAGCCCAACACCGCCGATACGAGGTGTAACTTTAATATTCTCCATCTCATAAATATCGTCAGCGCAATCACCATGTTGCTTACCGTTCTCGTCGTAGTTGATACCGATATCGATACAGATCTCGACTCGATCAAGACCAAACGGCGTGATAAAGTTGCGTTTTCCGACCGCAGAAATAATCACATCGACCATTTCATATCCGAGGGCAGTGGCCTTCATGGCGGAGCCCGTGCTATTCACAGAGATTACATTACAGTGCCGCTTAATCAGCATATCAACCAGTGGACGACCAACAATATCAGACTGACCACACACAAGCACGTTCTTGCCATCCAGATTATAACCGATGGAGTCAAAAATCTTCATAACGCCAAGCGGAGTGCATGGCTGAAATTTGGATGTGGAATTGAAGCCATCAACATCAAGTTTGTCTGGAATATAGATATTCTTTGGATTGATATGTTTTGGTAGCGGAAGCTGAACAATAATACCATCTGCGTTTTCATAATTATAATCTTCTTGTATTTTATCTTTCAAACCATCTTCGGTTATCTCTTCCGGCAGTTTGATAAGTTCCATTTTGATTCCAACTTCTTCACAGTCACGCAGTTTGCCGCGAATATAAGCGTTGGAAGCAGGGTTGTCCCCTACTTGATAAATATGTAAAACAGGAGCATCGTTAGCTTCTGCGATAATATTTTTGATTTTATTTTTGATATCTTGTGCAATAGATTTACAGTCAATAATCATTGTAAACCTCCTTTATTTATAAGAGTTCAAGTTTTATAAGAATATCTGAAATAGCTTCCTAAGTTTTGCGCTGAGAGCGTCATTTTCAAGATATGATGAAGAATTCAATCTAAACTTTCTGTACGGAACGTTTTCAGATGATAGATAAACATCATAATTGATGTCGTCCATAATCGCAATAGAAGTATTCGTAATCACTTGAGCAATTGGCAGAAAACATTCAAGTAGGGATATGTCATAATCAAAATCCTGAACAAGTGATTTATCGAAGTCATCAATATCTGGAATCTTTTCATTTTCAAGATAATCCCAAATATATTTTATACTGGTCAAGTCATCCTTCATGATACTATCCGTTTTTACCATCTTGTGTGAATCGGTATCAATAAATAGAAATTTACTATAAAAACCGGTAAATCCACCGTTGGACTGTAAAAGCAATTTCATATACGCCATCCTTCATAAAACCTTAATTCTTTAATCGTTATGTCTTAGTCCCTCACAAAAGAATTTATGGAGCATCTCTTCATATTCGCATCGGCACTGCGGGCATAAATCTGAAATCGCACCTTTATCTTTTAAGCTCCATCTTCCAGAGTCGGAAACACAGCAGCCCGCGATACAGTCTGGGAAGCGTGCCTTTCTAACAAGTGCTTCTTTCCCACAACGGTCACAATAAATTTTTACATATTCTTCAGTCATAATTCCGTACCTTTTAAAACATCACGCCACGATCATTCGATAGATAGCAGCATTCCAATGAACTTGCAATTTTGTGGTATCTATTATCAAGCTCAACAAGAAATGTATTTATCATCTCATTATAAATATGTGCAGCCTCTTCGTAAGTATCAGCAAATGCATAATACGATTGATTTGTATTCACGCTGATTGTGCGATTTTTTGTTTTAAACTTCGAGTTCCAATAATCCTTGTTATGAATAGATCCTTGTACCGGCTTGCAATTGATGCCGGCCTTCGTATCATCAAATCGAAATCCAGTGCACCAGACCTCTTTATCTTCTGGAACAGACATAAGTGTATAAGTCATATTCTTTATTCCTACCATCCACCAGTTAAATTTTACTTTTTATTGTTGATCCAAAACAAATGATCGAGTTCTTTAATCGCGATAGTCAACGCTTTATATTTTGCGTCACGTTTTTGATCATTATATGTGTCCGTTTCTTTCCTGACGCAGTTATCACGCATCTCCATAAGAAGTTCTATCGCCTCATTGAGTTCTTCACAAGTATATTTATTGGTCATATTTATATCTTCCTTTTCGAATATGTGCTTTCATACTATCACCTTAATCAAATATCGTTGAACGTATCTATAATCCATCCAATAAGACTATTTAGTTTTTCTACAATCTTATAAATGAAATCCTTCAAATGAGGTTTTGGCTCAGGCATACTGCATGTAAATTCCGCTGGGCCTTCTCTTTTCGGAGAACTTGTTTGCATGACATATGCTTCATCATTGTGAATGATTCCAATTTGAGTACAGTTATCGCAATTACAAATTTGAGTCTGATTTATTGTAACATTCCGTTTCATATTTTTATTCCTCCCACCCACCACTGCGATTATGTATCAGATACCAAACTTGGCGTTTACCTTTTTCAGATTGTCCGCCGCCTCGGCATATGCGTCGCGTGCGGCATGATAATCGGCCATCTTAGCAGCCAGAATTCGTTTTGCTTCCCGCTCTGCGATATCAGCATTTGCGAGCTCAGGATTCAACTGGAAGCCGGCCGCTTTGATACCGCTGGTGAACCCCTGCAAGTCTTTGTACGCAACCTTCTTCTCTGCGATATAAGTACCCTTTTTACCGTCAATAACTGACTCTGTGTTGAACATCTTCACCATACTGTCAGCGGGAGATCCTGCGATTTCGTAAACATAAAAATACTTTGCCATAATTTAGTCCTCCTTAACTTTTTCAAACGTATAAATTGTGTGCGCGGTTTCTATTTTGACAAATTTTTCATCTTCTGTAATCGAGACAGAAGTGACGGGAGATGTGTGCATCCCTCCCGGATATGGATAGCCCTCGTTGTCTTTTACATATCGGAACTGAGCGATCCAGCCGACAGGAATTGGACGGAACTGCATTGTCATACCGATCCATTCTGGATACCATCCGTCAGTACGAGTTTCACCAGTATCGACACGAACTGCGTCCTTCATAATGTAATCGCCTTTCGGCATTTGAATAATATCATTCATTGATTTACTCCTCATCTGGATTCCAAGGCCATCCGTCATCAGGTCGATCTTCCGATTCATCTTTAACATACCAGCTATTGTCTCCAGTACAAATTTCTACAGAAACACAATATTCAGCTCTGATATATCTTTTATTAAAGTTCATATATTTGGGATTGCCGTTAAACGCAGCTTTGATCATATCGTTTGCGCGATCGATAGCATTGTAAATGTCTTCGTCAAGCTTCTCTTTCGCATTCCAAGCTGTCTTTGCATCCAAATAACTAAATAACGATCTTTGATAGGTATCGCTAAATTTATCGCCATTTTCCATGATGTAATACACAGTAACAGACCTCGATGTATATGGGAGCTTAAGGTCCTTTGCTTTTACAACAACAGGTTCTTCTTCGGTGTCAACCGGCTGAATTTCTTCTGATTTATTCCAAAACATTTTACATCACCCGCTCCTTTTCATCCCAGTGTTTGATACCGTATTTGTCACGAACACGATTTAATCTTGCAAGAATTTCTTTATATTGCGGATTGTTTGGTTCTGTCTCGAACATTGCCGTCTCTGCTTTCCCAAGTTCTTCGTTATATCTATAACCACCATTTCTTAGCTTTTCCCCAATGACAATCAATTCGTCATCACTTTGTACCGATTCGTCATAGATACCATTTTTATCATAGTATTTAACACGTCTTTCTACATATGGGGATTTAACTGTATATCCAAAGCTACATCGCATAAGCAATACTCCTTGATTGTTAAACACCAGTGCTTCCGAAGCCCTTATCACCACGCTCAGTTTCATCTAGTTCTTCGACAACATCGAACTGTGCCTGATAATACGGAACGAACATGAACTGTGCGATACGGTCACCATGGACGATTTCCTGAGGCATATCAGAGTGATTGTGTAAAGGAATAAAAGCCTGGCCACGATAATCCTCATCCAACACGCCGACTTTGTTCGCAGGTGCCAGACCCTTCTTAGATGCCAGACCGCTGCGGGCAAATCCGAGGATAGCCCAACCATCAGCAGGAGCAAAACGCAGGCCAGTACCGATCATGCGGGTCTCATGTGGACGGATGTAAATAATAGGATTCCCATGTTCGTCATACAGGTCTGCCTGATCTGCCGGGATATAAGCGTAAACATCAGCACAGGCGGCCTTCTCAGTGCCATAAGTAGGGATTTGAGCGTCAGGATAAATCTTGTTCACTTTTACAATAGGGTTCATATTAGTTCTCCTTCCATAATACGACTTCGTTCTTTTTTAAACTCTGCTTGACATCGATCACTCTTTGATTGTTGCTGCCAGCCCATGGCAATGAAATATCGCGTTGAGCTTCGATATATGGGCCATCCACCAGAACATCCACATAGTTCAGATGATCCCAATCTTTGATTTGATCCCACTCGTATCCAGTCCACATCCAGATATCCTTAGTGTCGCCGAACTCTTTGCGGATACGCTCACAGATATAGCCAACGATAAGCCGGTTCTGAACGAACAGAGGGTCTCCCCCACTGAATGTCAAGCCTTGAATATAATCTGGGCGAAGCAGATCAAGCAACTCTTGCATGGTGTCTTCGACGAATGGATTGCCGACTGTCGCATCCCACGTCTGAGGATTATGGCAGCCAGGACAACGATGGGAACAACCTGAGCACCAGAGTGTGACTCTGCAGCCGATTCCGTTTGCGATATCTGGTGTTGTTATCTTAATATAGTTCACTTGTTTCACATCCTCTCATGCCACCACACCCACCCTGCTCATTTTATTTACTGCTTCTTATTGTTCGCATATTTGCCAAAGATAAGCAGCACCAGCCAGATACCGGTTGCCGCCCATAGATTAAAGTCTGGTCCAAGCAGCTTCCAACCGCCATATAACACAACAGTCGTAATAAACCACGACAGAATAAAACCAAGAAAACCCGAAATGAATTTTGCAATATCATTCATGCGATATCACCTGCCTTTCTGTTTTTACTTTTAAACAGTGATTTGCTTTATCAATTTTTACAAATGGCTCCATACAATCGGTGCAAGTAACACGCACCTCTTTAGTGCTACGAATAATAGTCTTACACTTTGGACATATCCAGCGTCTGGTACTTGATTTTTTATCTGCAGATTTATCTGTAAATTCAATTCCAGTCAGATTCATTGTTTTCCATCCTTGTTGATCAATAAATCTGATTAAATCTTGACCAGGTCTTGTAATAGACCAACCATATTTTTCACTACGAATTACAATCAGACCATGAGCTTCGGCCTGCTCCCTGAAGCGTTTATTATGATACACATCATTATTGGAAGTATCTTTGATGTTGTTCTCCAAGCAATATTCATGGACCATCTCATGCAAAATTTTCCCGACAGTCTCTTCAATTGGCTTACTCAACTGATTTGCATTAAGCTCTATTCCGAATGAAGTTGTATTCCCAGAGATCGATCTTTTTACGAATTTTTGTGCTACTTGAATGCGACTATTTGTGCCAACCGTAATAATTGCCTTTTTAAGTTCTCCATTGAAATATTTGATGTTCAACGCTGTAAATATTTCTTCAAATTGAGAAATCACTTGGCTACTCGATTTCAAAATTCTGCTCCTTTCATAAATCCGTCCCACCCACCACATCTATTTATAAGTTAATTGTCGCTAAGATGAACAACTCTATCTCTGATTTCCTGAGTACGTCCCTGATTCCAGAAATTGCTTCCAATGTAACCGCAGGTACGCCGTGCAACATTCATCTTACTCTGGTCACGGTTGCCACAATTTGGGCATTCCCATACCAGCTTGCCATTATCCTCAACGATCTTGATCTCGCCGTCGTAGCCGCAGCACTGGCAGTAATCGGACTTGGTGTTCAGCTCGGCATACATAATGTTGTCGTAGATGAACTTCATTACACTGAGAACTGCCGGAATGTTGTGCTGCATATTGGGCACTTCCACGTAGCTGATGGCACCGCCCGGGGATAGCTTCTGGAACTCGCTCTCAAACTTGAGCTTAGTAAAGGCATCAATATGCTCACGAACATTTACGTGATAGCTGTTGGTGATATAGTCGTGGTCTGTAACATCAGGAATAATGCCAAATCGCTTTTGCAGGCACTTGGCGAACTTATATGTAGTGGACTCCAACGGAGTGCCGTACAGAGAGTAATCAATGTTTTCTGCTTCTTTCCATTCTGTGCACTTATCATTCATATACTGCATGATAGACAGCGCGAACGGTTTTGCTTCAGGATCGGTGTGGCTCTTGCCGGTCATATACTTCACGCACTCATACAGACCGGCGTAGCCCAGGCTGATGGTGGAGTAGCCGCCAAAGAGCAGCTTGTCGATCTTCTCGCCCTTCTTCAGGCGTGCCAGTGCGCCGTACTGCCAATGAATAGGACTCATATCAGAAATGGTACCGAGCAACCGCTTATGACGGGCCTGCAATGCTCGATGGCAGAGATCCAGTCGTTCATCAAAGATTTTCCAGAATGCGTTCACATCCCTACCAGAGCTACATGCTACATCCACCAGATTGATGGTGACAACACCCTGATTGAAGCGGCCGTAGTATTTTTGACCCTTGACCCAGTTTCCTGCATTCGCTACATTTTCAGTAGTTCGATCAGGGGTAAGGAACGAACGGCACCCCATACTTGTCCACACACCGCCTTTGAGCTCCTTCATAACCTTTGCAGAAATATAATCAGGAACCATACGTTTTGCGGTACACTGCGCTGCCAACTCAGTTAAGTGATAATACTTAGAATCTGGATAGATATTATCCTCATCAAGAACATAAATCAGCTTCGGGAATGCAGGGGTAACATACACACCAACTTCATTTTTAACACCTTTGATACGCTGTTTTAACATCTCTTCGATAATAACAGCCAAGTCATCACGAGTCTGGCCTGCAGGAACCTCATCCAGATACATAAACACAGTGATAAAAGGAGCCTGACCGTTGGTTGTCATAAGCGTAATAACCTGATACTGGATGGTCTGGACACCACGAGAAATCTCAGCTCTTAGACGACGATTTACAATACGGTCGATAGCTTCCTGTGAGGGCATTTTTTCGATATCATCATTCTGAAGCATCTCATAGAATTCGTTATGAACTTCAGCGGCGATCTTCTTGCGGGAGACATCCACAAAAGGAGCCAGATGAGACAGCGTAATGCTCTGACCGCCGTACTGATTGGATGCCACCTGCGCAATGATCTGGGTGGCAATGTTGCAGGCGGTGGAAAAGCTGTGAGGTTTATCAATGCCAGTACCAGAAATAACAGTACCGTTCTGCAGCATATCCTCCAGGTTGACCAAATCGCAGTTATGCATGTGCTGAGCAAAATAATCTGCATCATGGAAGTGAATTAAGCCCTCTTCATGCGCTTTGACGATCTCTGGGTCGAGCAACAGACGAGCAGTCAAATCCTTTGATACCTCACCAGCCATATAGTCACGCTGGACGCTGTTGACCGTGGGGTTCTTATTACTGTTCTCCTGATTGATCGCATCATTCTTAGCGTCGATGATTTCAAGGATACTGGCATTCGTCTTTTCCTTGTCGCGAATTTCCTGACGGAGCTTTCGCCAATGGCTATAAGATTCAGCTACATCAGCAAAAGGACTTGCTTTTAATTGCTCAATAACGATATCCTGAATCTGCTCGACAGAAAGAGTATCTGGCATCTCAGCGATATGATCCGCAATTGCATTCGATACACGAGAGTCAATACCGCCTGGAGTGGTGGTCATCGCCTTTTCGATTGCATTCACGATCTTAGACTTGTCGAACGGAGTTTTTACGCCATTGCGTTTGATTACATACTCCATATTCCATCACCTCCAAATCAATAGTAGCGCTGTTCGTTCATCATTTTCACGGCATAATCTTCGTACCAACGAGCCTTCTTCTCGTCCTGCTCTGCGGTTACACCGGGCTTGGAACCATCACGGAAGCGATACTTGTAGGCATTGCAAATACAGAACCAGCGGACAGCCTCGTCGCCAAACAGCTTACGCATATTCTCGATGCACTCAGTGCCATGATAGTGAGCGGGACCATCCACATACTCATACGGCTGCTCATCGGGTTGTGCCGCATTTTCGTTTTTATCTGGATCACAAGAACAGTCGCTATCGGTAGCAGGTGCATCGCTCTTGCAGTGGTCACAATCGCCATCACACAGGTCTTCCTCGTCATCCTCTTCATCGTCATCCTCATCGAGGCGGCAGATAACATCACCATCAGAGATTTTTTCGGCACAATCGCAGTTCTCACAGTCGTAATCGCAATCGTCCATATCAATATCCTGCTGGCTCATAGCATTGATCAGTTCGTCGCGGAACATATACTCACCATCTTTGATGCCGCAAGCTTCGGCCAGAACGTGAAGAATGCCGTTGTCCAAAGCCTCAAGATCGGCAGTGTTGAAATGAGCGATACGGTGGCCGGTTTTCTCGTCGATGTCTCCAGTGGCCTCCAGAGTCAGGTAACCAAGAACCTTGTCGTTGTCATCAACATCATCGTCATACTCATCGTCTTCCGGAGTAACCATAATAGAAGAATACAGATCGTGATGATTCTTATAGATGTCGGCCAGCAGATTATGCCAGATAGGACTCTCCTTCCGAATGCTCCATTCAACGACATTCCCTACCCAGTCCTCCTGACCAAAGAGATACATGCCCTTTTCGTTCAGATCGTGATAGGTCTTGCTGATTGCCAGAGTCATAGGCATCAGCAGTTCGTCGGTATGATAGATCAGACGCAGGCAGCCATTTTCCATGGTGACATCGCAGTTTTCGATATTAAACATCTTGCTCATATGTAATCTCCTTATCTCTCAACGGGTTTATAAACATCTGCCAGCTTCGGATGGCGGCCACAGCAGCGGCTCCCCTCGGGACAGAACGGATACTTTGGATTCGCTTCACAGGACGGAACCATCCATGCGCCGAGTTCGGGGCAAACCTGAGAAACCTGGAATTTGATTGCCATAAACAGTCCACGGATCTCACGCTGGGCACGAGTGCAGAGCCGCAGGTGGCTCATTTCAATCAGTGACCGTGCGTTGATGGTAACATAAAGTTCAGTACAGCAGGCATTCGGCAAAACAGCACGAGCGTCTTCATTGGCAGCACCGTGATACTCTTTCAAGATGCGATAGTCATTGGCGATATCTGCCATCATGCCATCAAATACATCCGCGTCTTCCCCACTGAATGGATTGACATACTGCATAACACTTTCATCACAATAGCGCTGGCTGCGAACACTCAGACTGATATGCCGATGGCGGCTCAACTGCGCCAGAAGTGCTCGACTGATACCGGTAACATGGAACGTAAAGCTGATGTGTTCAAGTACGCTCTGATGTCCGGTTGCCTTACATCCCTTTGCGATTCGATAAGTCTCGGTCGGCTGCGAATTGTAACAGACACTTGCTGCCAGCTCTGCGATACTGAGCGGATTCTTGTCTGCGTCTTTCTTGACCGGCTGTGAATACGAAATTAATTCGACTTCCATTTGCCATCCTCCTTACTTTAACAGCACATACTTAAACCATCCAGGGAGGTCTGATACTGCAACCTGGTATGAAAACCAATAATAAAAAACCGATATTGCAACTACAAAAGCAATTGCCAGAATGTAGTATTTAAAAATTCCTAAAAAAGCAATCCACTTTTTAATACAATCAATCATCTGTTCTCCTTAATAAAATCATCCACTGTTTTTCTGCCTGTCAAAACTTGTTTCATTTGTTCGGGCGACAATTTATATGTAATAACCTCACCACATTCATATCCGTAGCGCCGAATCTGACGCTCGCATTCTGCTGTGGCGCGTTCTTTGCGGCCAAGCTCTCTTTGATTGATCCCTCGCATGGGACCTCACCTCCCTCCTTATTCGGTATTTACGATCTCTGTTTCAATGTCGTATGCGTACTTGCCATACTTGGGGAATGCAATCATCGTGCCATGTGCCCAGAGAAAATAAAATTCATCCAGTTCTGCGACGATTTCGAAGCGTTCTCCATAGCGAAGCCGCCAACAGAGAGATTCATCTTGATAATTAAGTCTTAGATATCGACGTGTCCAATTTTTCATTGCGAATCTCCTTTAAGATTCGGTCGAAAGCTTTCTCAGCGTGAACGAGATCATCAATTGCGCAATCGATATAATCAGGCTCGCAAAACTCAAAATGATTTTGGGCGATTGTAATTTCTCGTAATGCTTGTCGATACCTTTCAAAAAGCCACTTCTCATTGTTCATACACCGTTCCTTTCAAAGCATCGAAATATGGATCGCCATCTCGTTTTTCCAGCTGAGTCAATTGGCCATCATCGGCCATAGAATATAGACGGAAGTTTTTATAGATCTTATCGCCTTTGATTGTAGCCAGAGACGTGATGACGTAGTTGATATTGTGTTCTTCTGTGCCGTCCGTGAGTTGAACTTCAAGTCGTTCTTTCTTTGGGATGGCTAGTTTACGGAAGTCATTCATTTTAAACACCTCACAAATCAGCAAGCTGTGCAGGAGACAAAATGTCTGGAATATCCCAATCTTCTTCCGATTTTCCATTATAAATTCCGTAGAAATATCCTTCGGACGGTACATAAACGACTCGTTGCCAGCCATTCATTCCGTGCGACTCCTTTGGCTCAAAATCACGAGTCAAAAAAATTCTACGGCCTCTGCTACTATAAACGGATGTCTTTGTAGGAACCTCGATACATTTATTATCCAGAATCCTAAGAATGTGCTTGATGGACTTCTTGGAAAGATTCATAACTCCTCCTTAGCCGTAACTCACTTCATCCTTATCGTTTCGGAATCGCACAAAGGTTGGGAATTGCAGAGACTCAAGGCCAGTCTTTTTATCCATCGTGACCTCTTTGTACTTTAATTCGATGATACGTCCGATATAATCACCCGGATTCGCCCAAACGGTAGCTCTCGTGGCATCATCAAAACCGGAACCAACACGAAGCTCGTTACCCTTGTAGTCAACAACCAGAGCGCCCATTGTACCAGCCAGACGGTTCTGACCTTCTTCAATTGCAGTAACACGAAGATCAACAGTATAAAAACGCTTGATTTTAAGACAGCCAGTGTGACGCGCCCGCTTATAAGGAACCGATGTATTAAGCATGAGCCCTTCCCAATCATGTTTGACTGCATAATCGAGCCACTGAGGAATCACACTTTGATCGGTACCTTCATAGACCATCGGCACGACCTGGATATTTTTGAGCCCTTTCTGCTCGATCGTAACGGCTAAATCTTCAAGCCATTTACGACGGAGTTTATATGGCGTAACAAAAGAACCATCTTCATAAGGAAGGCTACCTTTGCCATTCTCAAACTCATCAGTAGGAATCAAATCAAACACAACGAACTTGATCTGGCTTTTATCTCCATCCGAGTTCAACATACCAGTGCCAATCCGAAATGCCTCGCCATCTGATAGTCCTCTGCTATTACGGTATACCAGCTCGCCATCATAGACGTATTCATCAATCAGCGATTCATCGCCAAGCTCTTTGATGATGTCGTCCTTAATATGGTCGAGGCCGGTAAACTCTTGTCCCTGACGAGAAATGAACTTACCACGGTAGAAGGTGCCCCGGTTACCATTCATCTTGCGGCTGAGACTGAACCAGGTTCCCGGCTTGAGTTTGACTTTATCGATAGGATATCCCTGCTGGACTTCCCAGACCGGAATGACCACTTTGCCAAAAATCTTATTGACCGTAGCAGCTTCAACACCCAGAGGCAAATTCTTGGTGAACACTCGAATCAGAAAATCTTTATGTGAAGCATTCCAGTAGATATAACTGGCTGCCATTGACAAAGCCATGTCAGAGCCGGTGTTGCACTCCGCCAGGAATAAGCAGATATCTTGGAAAGTGTGTGGAAATTTATCCACGATTTGCACTTTCTTGTTGATCTTGGCCTTAGAGATCCCTGTTGTGATCTGCGGATCGAGAATGAAATCAAGGAAGAAAAATAACGAATTCTCACCGATTTCGTTCTTAGCATCCAACAAGATTGTTGCCTTATCGGTCTTTTTGGTTGCCTTCTGAAGCTTTTTTGTCAGTGTTTCCAACTTGTCCAGCAGCACACCGTCCAGAATCAGATCTCCTTCAAAATCAAGTGATGATGTCATCTTCAGTCCCCTTTCTTATTCTTTTGGTTTTTTGTGGTAGTTCATAATGAGTCAGCGCTTCACGCATTTCGTGGAGAAGAAACGCATGAATCAGCCATGACGTGGTATCTGGCTCACAAAAAATGATCTGACTGTTATATCGAGCAAGCCATGTGGTGAGACTGCCCAGCAATGAAGCAGGTGTCATCTTACTGCGATATGCACCGCGATTGATCTTTTCCCATGAACCGTTTTCAATGAGTATGTAAGTTTTTGCTCCGGCAGCAGCCGCCCTGTCGAACTCTTTGGCGAACCGAATTCGATTCGTTGTGAAGTTGCCGCAGATTTCATCTATGGAATTTTTTCTTTCAATGGTCACCTTATCTGCCAGCGAGAATTTTTCGCCATTGGGCAGTGTCACCTCAGCACTATAATCACCGAAATCCAGCCGCTTACGCATATAAGCACACGGGAACGATGAGAGTCGCTGATGTAGAAGTGGAGTATCTTTTTCGCGGTCATCCACAATAATCACCATAGACTTGAGGATCTGAGTGATTTCGTTATATGTCACTTTGTCACCTCCTCTCATCTGACGTGTACGTATTTGCGAAGAATCGTTTCTTTGTCGGTCTTAGACTGAATCCACTGACCCTGCTCGTCTTTCGACCAACGGCCTTCTTCCCGCTCTTCATCGATGCGGAGGATGTCACCTTTCTCGATTGGAGCAGCTTCCAGAGTACGGGCTTTCACCTTAAGCCTGCGCTGTTGACCGGTTTTGAGGACGTAGGCGCTTACAGTTTTATTGGCGAACTTACCATCAATATCCAAGACGTAGATGTAAAAATCTTTGAGCTTTGGCATTGTAAGCTGGATGTAGCCAAGGTTGTCACCCTCATACTTTATTCTGTCAGTGATAGGAGTCTTTACGGTATCTGTCTTTTCGCAGAGCAGCCGAACGATTTTCATCCAGTCTACGTTAATATATTTCTTTTCTGTCTCTTTCTCACACAGTTTGGCCATGATGTCGTGAGACAGAAGCTTGTCCATCTCGTCCTTATTGAGCTGTTTTACATCAAGGAAGTTATTGAAGATATCAACCTGTTCCAACAACTGATTGGGATTGCCGAATTCAGAAAAGAAATCAAGCTCAATTAGAATCCCTAACTGCCGACTGTCCGCAATTTTTCTTTTCTGGTTCATCAACAACAAGTCAATGAAAGAATCGAATTTATGGTTGCGGAGCTTATAAAACTCCCGACTGAGCCGCTTGTTCATGTACTTGATAGATTCCATCCCCTGATAGATTTTCTTATCTGTCTTATCGTAGACATATTCATCCCGGGAATGGCGGAACTTGATTGGCATGATCTGGATGCCACGTTCGTTCGCAAGCTTGGTCGCATTGACGATTTTTTCTTGCGTGTCCGCAGTGTTTAGAAGTGCCGTCACAAATTCGTGAGTGTAGTAATAGCGATAATACGCACAATAATATGTAAGAATCGAATACCCGGTAGCATGGTTCAAACCAAACTGATACGATGCCGAGTTCTCGATGACCTGTAAAAATTCTTTTGCCTCTGTTTCGGCGGTTTCTCTTGGCTTCGTTGAGTGATTACAATATCCATTCAAGATACGAGGCATTGCCGCATCCAACTCCGCTTTGTTCTTATGACCGATTGCACGGCGAACACTATCTGCATCACCGCCGCTCATATCACAGAACTGTTGGAGGAACGCGATGGTCTGTTCCTGAAAGACAAGCCAGCCCAGGCTATCTTTTAACAGCTCGTCGATTTCAGGCGACGGATTGTGATTTGCTTCATGCCGGAAGAGCTTGTCTCTGTAAGAAGCGCCACCGGGTCGAATGGCTGCCGTGACCAAGCTCAGATCTGCGATGCTGTGAACATCGTATTTTTTGAGCGAATCAAAAGCGAAGTCCTCAACGAACTGGAAAATGCCAACCGGAGACGTTTTCATATCTGCCCAGACTGCCTGGTCATCGAAATCCATTTCCCAAGTGTGTGGGTACGAAATATCAGCCAGCTTACAGGTTTTATCAATAACAGATACTGTATCAAGACCGAGGATATCGTACTTTGCCAGACCGACTGCATGAGACGCTTCCATGTCAAGACACAGAATAGGCCGCCCGTCTTTATCTTGGAAGACACCATACCTTTTATAGAGGTCAATTGGAGCGATGATAACGCCAGCCGGATGATGTGACAGAGACACGATCGTTCCTTGCAATCCATCAAAGTAGTAGAAGATATCAGGATGATCTGCACGACACTTTTCAGCGCTGGCATCGTATTCCTTTTTCACTTTTGCGATCCGATCAAGGGAATAAGGATTCTTAGATTCGTCTGCATCCGGATTTTCACGTTTCCAGACCTTTGCAAGAGCTCGTCCAATCTCGTCGATTGTCGCTTTTCCTGCCAAAGTACCCATAGCCAGAACATACGCACACTTCTCACGACCGAACGATTCAAAGATGTGGTTGTAAATCATGGGACGATAAGCATCAGGCACATCGATATCAATATCACCAATCTCGACACGGTTTTCATTACAGAATCGTGAGAACACCAGATTCCAGCGAGCCGGGTCAACATCGATAATGTCTGTAACGAATGCACACCTGGAACCTGCAACAGAACCACGACTTGGTCCAAATGGAATGCCTTCATTTTTACCCCAAATCATCAGGTCGCTCATAGAAAGCATAAAGCCCAACATGTTGGTTTTTTTAAAGACTGTAAGCTCCTCTTCAATATCCGCCTTAAACTGTGCGGCTTCATATTCAGGGATGATACCGCGACGAATTTTGTCGTTCAGCATATCATGGGTACGTTTGATATAAACATTGGCATCTGATTCAGAAGTCCCGGTCAAAATGGGATATCGTGCCTTTGTGCTTAGAGTGAAATCAGTGACACTATCTGCCATCCGATTCGTATTCTCGATTGCTTCCATCCAGACTTCACGAGGGAGTGCATCTTGCACAGTGAACGCGTCGACCAGCTCATTGTAAGACTTGAAGGTTAAATCAAATTCGTCCTCACCAGTGAACTCGATTCCCTTGCCCATCATAAGGATCTTGCGGCACTCTGCTTTATATGCATTCAGACTGTGGGTGTCAGTTGCAGCAATCAGTGGTTTGTGATATTTCTTAGAAAGCTCCCAGAGATACTGGTTATATTCCTTTTGATCGTCACAATCGTGATACTGAATCTCATAATAGTCATAAGTCTCGCATAGTTTGTCATAGACTTCTTGACGAAATCCATCACATTCTGACGTGTATTTACGAAGTGGACTTGCCAGACAGGCAGAGATTTTGATAATGTTATCAGACAGACCAAAGAACTCTTCAAAAGTAATGCGCGGCTTATAATACTTGTGGTCAGCATCATAAGATGTGCCCATTACTTTGTTTAGCTCCAGAACACCACGAGCATTTTTGCAAAGAAGAATCGTATGGAAGTTGTCGCGAACTTTATAGCGTCCAGCATCCATCATTTTACCGATTTCCTCTTGTGCTTTCTGCGGGTCCCATCCCTGATAAGATTCATAAACCTCGTCTGGAATTTCTGGATAGTGATATATCTCAGAAGTAAGATACACCTCGCAACCAACGATAAACTTCAACCCCTTCTTTTCTGCGTACTGTTTCTTTTCAGTCCAGTTAAGGTTGTAACCATGGTTGGTAGAAGCAATCGCTTTCATTCCGTAAGAAGCAGCGAGATCAACATAGTCTTCCCATTTTGTACAAGAATCAAGGAGCGAACCTTTATCGTCGTGCAAATGGTATACAACATAGTTTTGCTCCATGAATCCTCCTTAAAACAAATCGTCTATACCGACCACGCTTGGGTCTTTTGCCGCATAAAACGGCCGTTTGTTGATGCAATCCCGAAGCGGTTCACAGGTTTTGCGATGACCACAGAGATTGGTACAGAAGAAATTGGGACTGCCATTTTTTTCTTCAATCTCTCGTGCAGGCCATTCGCCACTGCGTTTCCGCTCTTCGAACTCGTCCGCTGTTTCGTTTATGTAATCGATACATTCTTTACGCAGTTCATCGGTGACAGGATACGGTCTGACATATGTAGTCAATTTGAACTGGCAGCGAATATCTTCCGGCAGATCATTGATATCATTCGATTCGATAAATGCCTGGGTAACAATTTCGATCTGCTCGCTGTCATACCCGGCGGCTTTCATTTTGGAACGAACCGTTGACCGCAGCGTGTAGCCCACTTTGCATCGATCGAGCACCTTTTCGGCTGGTTTTGCACGTTTTCCGAATCCGGTTTCGTATGTAATCTTGCAGTATTTCACCATGATCCAACAAGGAACGGCCGTTTTGAACCCAGCCTGTTCAAGCGCCAGAGTGTACGCGACCAGCTGACGACCATAGTGAAGCAGGTCTTCATCCTTAAACTGACTGGAAGTCTTGATATCCAACACCTGCAGCCGCCCGTCTGGCAGGACACGAATCAAATCCGCATAACCTTGAAGATAGCGATCATCACGAAGCTTCAGAATAAGCAGTTTTTCGATTTCATACTCGCCTTTTGGACTGACCCAATCACGAGCCATACAACGCATGTTTGAGATCCATTTATCGCGGATGCCATTGCCGCCATCTCTCGTTTTAGGAAAATCAATTCCAAGCATATCGAGTTCGTCCAGACCGTTTTCAATGGCAGGACCGATATCCGCTTCTGTGTTCTTCCCTTCAATGATTCCTTCCAGCGTATCATGGACCACAGTACCAAGAGATGAGTACACATTGGCGCATTGATCTCGTGGCTTAATATAAGTCAGATATGCATTATATGGACAATCGTGGATCGTACTCAGCTTTGAATAGCTGTACACCTGCGCCCCTTTGTCATACAGTGCCTGTAGTTCAGGGGCTATTACTCTTTGTCCCATTTACATCACTCCTCTACCCATTTCACATATTTTGTTACGCCCTCTTTGTAAACATCCTTACCAAGATCAGCGATATTCATTTTGGAGCCCTCTTGAATCAACCCGTCAGGCCAAATGTATCCAACCTTTGTTTTTAAGATCGGATTGTTCACGATAAGTTTTTTGCATTCGTTGACCAGGTGCTCTTCTTCAAGCCCTTCATCGTAAGCTAGAATGATTTTCTTTGGCAGCATTCGTTTGATGTATTTGGTTTGCGTATCTGATACATGACAGCCGCACGTTGCGAGGGCAATATTGCAGCCGAACGAATCGCATTGCTGGACTGCCTTTTCAGATTCAAACAGAACGATATTCCCTGTTCCCTGAATCCGATGATAATTCTCAGAGTATCCAAACAGTGTTTTACTGCGCGGACAAGCGATCAATGGATACCAGCGTTTATCATGCTCGCACTCATAATTTGCACGGCCCATGATGCCGACCAAAGAACCATCAGTTGCACGCTCTGGAATCGTGATTCGATTTGATTCCACATCATAACCGACACCGAATTTTTGCTGAGTATCCAGGCTGATACCATCTTTGATGAAGCGGAGATTGTATTTATTGGCATACGGTTTCAGAGTCTCCTCCGGGTATGTTTTCAAATCTTCCATCTCTTCTTCATAGTCAGGCATCAGTTTTAAAAAGAATCCACCGAACGGCCAATGCGTTTTGATGTTGACCTCTTCTTCTGAGATGCCAGCCTTTTGTGCAGCGAATTTTAAAGAATCTGGAAACGAACATCTTTTAACATCCATAATCAGACTGAAAAGATTCCCTTTTTGGTTTGTAGAGAAAACAAAGAACCGAAGCGTGCCGCAATCGAGCATACAACTGGTTGGATTTCGCTGCTCTTCCCGAGCGAACCGCAGATTATTTTTGAGAGGATTGAACTTGATATTTTCAAAGCCAAGTGCTTCAAGGATCTGAATGATTTTGTCTGGCTGATTTTCAAGCTTAGACGTTAATACATTGACATCCATTCATATCGAAGCCTCCCTTCTTATTTATCTGCGGTCATACTGGCCATGATCGTTTACAATGGTGCAAAAACCGATTTCGATCCAACGGTTCCAAGCTGAATCCCACTGATAAAGAAGAGTTTGGCCATCTTCATCAGAACGAGTTTTGTTCAGAAAAAGAACCATATACTTTTTGTCTTTATCCATGATGAATGGCTCTTTGATTTTTGGATTGTCCTTATTCCGCCGATATGGATTACAATCAAATTTCTCACCGGTGTACTCATCCTGCCAGGCTGGTCTTGCAAACACAGCTTGAGCCACCACCTCTTTTATCTGTTTTGAGTTTGACAGACAAGTAGCATCAAGCCAGCGCTGATTCGTAGTATGTAAAGCCAACTGGAAAGTACAGATCATAGCGACCTGTTCTTTTGAAACGGTATTAAAAATGCGGCGACTGTTCATCAACAAGGCCTGCCACATCTTATCATCGACACCGTCATCCGATTTCATGGTGTCATAGATGATTGCCTTTGTGCCGGATCTTGCAAGACGCTTGATGTACTGAAGCACCTTAGAAGTATCGTTTTCGAACATTTTTACAAAGCGAATATTGGAATACTTTTCTTTTGTAATGGCTGCTGCCTTACGAAGTATCTCCAACTCTTCCTCGTTAAAATGACCAAGACTGAGCTTTTTACGAGTGATTTTCCAGTAGTCCAATTCTTTCGTGAGAATGTGAACCAGTAACATATTTTTATATGCCTTGCTCTGCATCTCGTTTGAAATAATCGCAACGCCTGTACCACCTTCTGCAAACGGGAGGACCATATTTTCAAAGATAAAACTTGATTTTCCTGTGCCACTGTGGCCAGCAAACAAATACATATCCCCAACAGGAGCACCAAGTGTCAGATAATTCAATAGAGGTGCTCCGGCTGCATAACTGATTCCCTGATCCATGCCGGCATTGCACTGCTGGATGTATTTTTCATCAACAACAAGATTTTCGATCTTTGAATCGTTGCCGGTTGTCAGCGCCACACTGTTATTGAGCAGCTCGAAAGTGTTATACACATCTTCATTCGTGGCATCATCAAAGCGCTCAGGGTGACTGAGCAGATCATCATACTTGGTGGCCAAGATCTTGAGCGTATTCATTTTGGCGATTTGGTTGTAATAGCTGTCCGTATTTTCCGGATCGACCAGATCCATCATCGCCTTACAAGCACGCCAGCCGTTCAGCTCTTCATAGTGCCGACGGAGTGTTGGTTTATCAGCCAGATATGTATCAAGGGTGATATTGTCGATATTGGAAAAACCCTGCCGACGAATGCCGCGACCGACCATGAAATAGAAAACCTGTTCTTCACAGATCAGGGTTTTATCTGTTCCTTCGTTGATGTTTTTGTAATCGTCGTATCGCTGGGGATCTTTCCACAGACAAAAAACAAAGCTTGCTTCGGCCTGTACACGATTTGCTTCGATCTTTTCAATCGCCTTGGTTAAATCCATAAATCGTCACCTCCTAGCAAGCTGCTAACATCTTTTCCTTTGTGTGCAGTACCAATCATTGACAGGTCGATCATTGTGTCAAGATTTGGTTCTGCATTATTTTTGACAGTCTTTTCTGCCTTGTCTTTTTCACGCCGGTAAACAGCGCCGATATTGTTGCGAATAATCGCCATCAGATAGCTGCACTTCCCTGCGTCATCCTCGAACTTCTTATTCTGCATTGCCCATCGAATCGACTTTTCGTTTTCATCCATGGTTTGCTGAATGATTTCATCCGAGTAGAAATCCAGTTCCTTCAGCCGGCGAAATACGATCGTTGGCATTGGCTGACCATTTTCTGGGTCATATCCAATAAAATCCGCGATCGTACTGCACAGCTTCTTATAAGATTCCATCGTGCGGCCTGGCTTCTTTTGAGGAGCGGGCTTATTCTTTTTCGCCTTTTCCCTGCGCCGCCCGGCCAACCACGCCTGATAAACCGCTTCCGATTGAAAGTAGCGATTGTTTGGCGCTTTATAAAATTGACTCCTGGGGCCTTGCACCCCGGTAGCCATACATTTAACTGTAGGTTCCTTTGCCATATTTCCTACCTCAACATACCCACCATCCCGCCCTGCGTATTTACTTCAGAATAACCTTATAAAGTGTGAATGATTAGACCAAAGAATAAACGCGTTTCAATGCGTCAATAGGAAATTCCGGATCAGAGAACTTAAGACCAATCTCATCGCGGATTGCCTTGATCTGGGCCTTAACATCGGTAGAAGCGTTACCGAAACGATCCTGGATAGCGCTGATCCACTCGGCACGGTGAGGCTCGTCCTCTTCAGCCTGAGCTGCAGCACGATTTTCTGCATCCTTACGACGAGCGATTTCTGCCGTCTTTTCCTGCTGTGCGGCCTCTTCCTTCTGACGGGAAGCCATATCAGCATCAGTCATCGGCTTCATAGTGGCAGAGTTCTTAACGCCCTCTTCAAACGCTTCAATGAAAGCTTTTGGGGTGAAAGGAACCTTTTCAGGCAGACCATGGAAACGGGAACCAGCATCCAGACTTGCAGTAGCACGCAGATACAGGACACGATTTTCTCCAGTGACCTTCTTATCCTTAATTTCACGATCAAAGACCGCCATCATAACCATCTGGGCGGTATCGGCAATAGCACCATACACCTTATCCATCAGGTTGTTGGTCCAAACCTGATATTCTTCACCAGTGACCATATCAGTACGAGTCTTTTCCTTGACGTGAGACAAGATAAACACAGCGATACCGGCATCTTCCAAACGAGTGATCTGCTCTTGAATCAGTGCAATCACACGGTCTAAGCCACGGCCGTAGCCTCCAAATGCATCGTTGATACTCTTGCACGGCTTACCGGTCTCTTTACGAGACAACCGAATGGCCTCCTGTGCAGCGATATCATACAGGCAATCCAAGGTATCGATGGCGACCAGCTTAATGCCATAGTCCTTATTATTCTCGACGATATCATCAACGATCTGAATGAAACCACGGCTGTCGGTCTCTTCGTCGTAATCCTGATTAAAAACCTTCGCTTCTTCAACCTGCAGATCATCCAGAGCGTGGTAGCCATTCTCAGCACCACACGAGATCAGCAGTCCTTTTGTTGCATCACCATACTTCTCTTTGATCAGGTCACGAACAAAAGTCGTTTTGCCGATCTTGCGAATTCCAAGCAGCATATAATGAGGATAGCTGCCAAGGTCTGCCTTAATACGATTGATTTTGAAACCCATTATGTATTCTCCTTTTTAATTTTCATTCCATGGTAAATCGACAGAATCAAAACATGGTATCGATATCGTCCTCACTGTCATCCGGGGCCTCGACTGCAGGAGTAGCCTTTGCCTTGGTTTTAGCCTTGGAGCCGCCCTTCATCATATCGTCCACGCTTTCATCAACCGCCGGGGTCCAGATCTCATCCTCGAACTCACGAGCAGTGTAACCAGAATCAGCTGCAGTCTTGCACTCCTCAAATTCACCAGTTAGGATAGGCTTTACCAGACGCAGCTCCTTTTCCCGATCACCGAGGATATTCCCACGCGGCTTGAAATCTTCCATCTTAGAGATACCGAGTTCGACCTGTTCCCGCTGCTGTTCAGTCAGGCTGTCCATAGTAAACGGGACCTCTTCAGCGCCATTGACGACTGCGATCTGCCAGTTCATATGGACAGGATTGCGAGACTTGGTTTCCAGATAGCGCATCTTGTAATCGTGGATTGCCTTGTGCTTCGGCTTGTCCATATCAAAAACAGCGGTATTGAACACGGTGTCGATCTGGAACATCTTCTGTGCGCCATCTGCCTTAGACCACATCGGAGTGTAGCAATGCATCATAATCTTGCCGTCATCCTTCAGAGTGGTTGTATCCATGCTGTCCTTGTCGTAGTACAGGTCCAGATTCATAGTCAGATGAGGAACTTCCTTCTCACCGGGCATGTACACGTTCTGGATCTGATACTCGCGATAAACCTGATCCTTGTATTTACCGGTGCCGGGACGCAGAACGAACTTACCAGTAACAACAATATCGTCCTCATAACCGGCCAGAGCGGACTCCAGATACTCGATCATGTCCCACTCGGTAATGAACTCTTTGCGCTCGCCCAGGTTCACTATGAACTTTTTGGTGCTGGCAACGGTCTTGATCACATCTTCGTCCAGACGATTACTCCACGCGACCTCGATATTGTTTCGATCAGTATCCATGGTCTTGATCTCGTCATTCTTAAAACCTTCCAGCTTGACATAACCGAGATTGTTTCCGGCTTTGATACCAAAGTTAATACTGATCTTCTCACCCTTGTCGTAGGTGTCGCGCTTCACGAACGGGACCTTTTTGGAAACGGTGACCTTTCCGCAAAAGCTAAAGCGAGAGTAAACGTTGTTTTCCTTACTTGCCATATGTACCTCCTATGTAATCAGTTATCAATAATCGAATTCTTCAGTAGTCTTATGCTCCCACTCCGGCACCCTTGGGGCAAAGGGAACAACGATGGGCTCGTGTTTGCATCTGGACATAAATTCATCTACCAGCTTGTCATAACAGCCAGAGCAGAGAGAAAACTTCATCTTGTCCCCATCACGCTTGCTCCCGTAGAAGAAAGGCAGTTCCAGGTTACCAAGATTGATCTCATCGCAGGTGTCCAGAGTCTTACCACAAAAATTACAAGTCATATTGTTTTCTCCTATCTAATTTGACGAAATGCTATCGAATCAAATCAGGAGACGCACGTCCATACAGCATCTGTACTCCCCTTTCGATTTACTATTTATAAATTCACTTCAGTTCCATGATGTCATCAAAGAGCATCACGTAATCATCCGTGTATTTATTTCCATGGAAGTGGCCAAAGTACCACATTGGCTCTTGGTATGCCGGGAATAAGGAGTAGATTTCATCAAAGAATCGTTCTGTTGACTGGTCTACTGTGCTCTGATCAATGCCAGAGATAAAAAGCTCAGTTGGCTCGAACCGCAGCGGACAGGTATGGGTCAACATAATATCGATTTGTTTTTCCGTTGCCATCAACCGTACCAGCCCCTTCGTGAGTTCATTTGGCTGTTCGTCCGGCCACCAATGCCAACCGCGCCGCAGACGATAATCCTTGTCGACCGAATAAGCACCGCCGCAAACAAGTGCAGTCAACACACGGTCGGATGTAAAAATCGTATATACGGCACCGTCGATGGCAAAATACTGGTTAGAGTGTTCTGCGTGCCACATCATCGGACCCTGAATCGCACCCTCTGTGACATCGATCTGTTTATATCCATCTGCTTCTGTAGGACGCCGCTCGTGATTGCCATGAATACAGAACAGTTTTGCAGGGATTTCATCCGCAATATTCTTGATATACATCTCCTGCGGATGATCCTCGCCATAGTAATTCAAACCAACATCGCCCAAGCAGATAAACCATTCTGCGTCTGAATGCACCTTGCAGAAACTCTTCAGATCATAAAATCGACTTGGGTTGCCATGGATATCACCTGTCATATAAACTGCCATCTGGAAACTCCTTTTCAAATTAAGACGGAAGTGGGCTTACTTTGTCATAAATCGTCCATTCATCAGGACAATCACAATGCGGAGTATAGAATCGGGTACAAAAATTCCAGTAGATACAATCATCGCAGCCCAATTCGTTTTCGTATCTTTTTCCGCATTGATAAATAAAGTCCCGAAGTGCAATTTCAAGTTGTTCTGGAGTAGTCATCTGTGAACCTCCCTATCCGATTTGTTTTTTTTGGTTGTGCTAGTGTGACTCGAACACACGATCAGGGAGTCAAAGTCCCTTGCCTTGACCGACTTGGCTATAGCACATTATATAAGGCGGCACCCAGTGCTACCTGAGCACCGCCGTGAGTTTTAAATCTTAGAAGTTGGACCACGGAAGAGATAACCAGCTGCAAAAGAAGCCAGCATCAATCCACCCACAATCCAAATTGCTTTACTGATTTCAATCCAGATCAATCTGAATCACCTCAGTTCTCAATTCGCATAAAGCTGATGTCAGTAGACTGGTATACGCTTGCATCTGACTTCAGAGCACCAGCAGCCTTATCGGCCTGATACTTTGCATTGCCAGAGCCTGTAATAATCAGTCGATTCTGATCAATACCCTGAGAAGCCAGATAGTTGGCAACAGTCTGAGCACGATTTGCAGAGAGCTGAATACCAAAATCAGTCTGAGTGTCCGCATTGATATTGCCGTTGATAACGATCATTGTGCCATCCAGAGTCTTGGCGATATTTACGAAATCATCCAGAACAGAGGCTGCGCTGGCCTGATCGGTGAACACAGAAGAATCCGGGACAAATGTTACATTGGCGGTCTTGCTCAGCATGGAATCATAATCCAGATTGCCAGTGACCTGCTGGGTGATATTGGCACGGGTTTCGTCACTTACAGTCACCTTTGTGGTGGCATTTGCGGCGGAAGTAGACTTAAAATCACCTTTCAGAGCGTCAATATAAGTGGTATCAAAAATCGTGTCCACAAGGCCGCGATTGACGGTTTCGCCCAGAGCCTCCCAGATATCGCACATCTGGTTATAAATCATGGGAGCAGTATCGTTTAGAATGTTGTAATTGTCCTTCCAGCTGGCCATCTTGGCATTGGCGTAAGTAGCGTCGATATCTGCATCACTGGAAGTAGAATACATCGGGAACACTTCACGAGCTGCGTCGTAATTGATGGGCTGATCATAAGACATCAGAATACCCTTGACGAACTTCTTGACAGTATCTTCGTGAGCTGCTGCCCAATCGGCATCAAACACAATGCCGTCCATGACCAGAGAAGAAGAAGACTTGGTATCAAAAACAACGGTGCTGTTGGTATAGGTCTTGGCCTGAGTCAGGTACGGCTCCCATGTTGCAGCCACATCGATCTGACCAGCAAAGTATGCCTTAGCAGTATCATCTGCCGTACCAAACATGATCAGGTTATTCATAATGGTCGTCTTATCCGCATCGGACAGGTTGGAATTATTGACAAACCAAGCGACCAGGGTTTCGGCCTCAGAGAATTCAGGAACGCCAATCTTGGCATTGACCCACGAATTCACATCCGCAAACTGAGTGGAAGCAATAATACCGTCGCCGCCATAGCTGTAGTTGGTAAACACCGGCATGATGATATTCTTACCGGCATCCGTAAACTTCTGAGACAGGAACGCGACACGGTTCGTAGTATAACCAGCGGCCTGCAGATCACCAGAGATCAATGCATTGCTGGACTCAGTAGCATCGTTGATGACATTGATATTCACCTTGATGCCGAGCTGGTCAAATACAGAGCCGGGCTGAGTGGTGAGACCTCCATTTGCGGTGATACAGCTCAACCATCCCGCCCACTCATCCAGAGACAGATTGATCGTGTCGTCGCTGGTTGATGCATTCGTGGTGACATTCGTAGCAGGCTTATCAGACGCAGTTGGCTTTTTCTTGTCGAACTTGATCACACCGCCCTTGATGCCACCAACGACACCAATAGCAACAGCCACCGCAAGAACCACACCAACAACAGCGCGTCCAGCCTTAGTCAATTTGAACTTAGACATGTTATTCTCTCCTATTTAATTTTGATTTTATTTCTTGGACTGAGTGTTCAATCCAGAAGACTTTGTGAAGGTGTTCAGATCAGGAATGCTGTAAGTTGTTACGTTTGGATTGCTCTTTTTGAGACTGTCCAGATACGAACTCACCTTATAATCAGCAGTGTTTGCGTCCGCCTTATCCAGCTTTCCCTCTCGACTAGTCTGATACAGAACCTTTGCACCCGCTGCTTTTTCGCGACTTTCCTGAAGGCCATCACGGGTAGCGTTGAGCATTTTATCGGTGCCGGTAGATGCACGCAGACGATCCAGATTGGAATACACATCTGCAACCTGTTCGTTCGCCTTTAATTCAGCCACCACATCCTTGCTTTCACGCTTCAGAGCAGCCAACTGATTTTCAAGCTTTTCCTTGATTGCCTTGACCTCTTCCGCCGCTGGTTTCATTTTTTGGAACTGAGCAGATAGGTTCTCGGCTTTATCGAGCTCTTCCTGTAAAAGACGAGCGTAAGTGGTTGCGGACTCTTCATCACCGCGACTCATAGCAGCCTTTGCACGTTCATCGTAACCCTTCGCCTGCTTCTGACAGACAGCGTAGTTATCCTGAATCGTCTTGAGCTTACCAGTTAGGTCTCGCAGAGTATTGCAGGCATCTGTGTATTTCTCAGTCATCTCATCGATCTTCTGAGCATAGATAGCGCGTGCACCATCTGGCGTCTTGGCTGTGTCCTGCACAAAGACCTGCAAGAAACCACCGGCAAGAGCTTTGAGCTGCTGACGGAATGACGGAAACAGAATTAAACTGCCAACAAAGGCGAAACCAACACAGAGAAAAGTAAACTCAGCAATCGTGAAAGAAAACATTACTGGGCGACCTCCTTCCCGGCTGGCTCCGTCTTATCCTCTTCGATAAATTCCTCGATAGAAGAAATCATCTTGAGTTCATCCTGAACTGTATTGGTGATCTTTTCGATGGCCGCACCAGCTTCAACGTTGCGATTCGTCAAAGCTTCGATCTGTTCCTTCATAGATTCGATCTGCTGGTCGTTGCTCTTCATCTCGTCAAACAACGCATTCATCTTATCGTTACCAACAGCCCGCAGAAGCTCCTTGCGCTGCTTCGCATCAGAGATAATCGCGGTTGCATCATATCCCAGTGTCGCCATCAGATTTTTGACCGTAGCACGCTTAGTCTTGGTGGGCATCTCAGACGGGAACGTATCGATCACATCTTTGATCTTATAGACCGTCACAGAGTCGGCAGGATTCATGCCATTAGTCTCGTAAACCGCCTGAACATTGATGGTGTCGCCCTCAGGAATCTCGGCCTGAACCGGTTCGTCTTCTGGGAAATCTCCATTGATGTAATGATCTCCGACGCCACTACAAACGCGAAGCTCATTCGTGGTATTCGGCATATCATACTCAGAAGCAGCTACACCCTCAACAAGACCGAGTTTTTCAAATAGACTTTTCTTTGCCATAATTTTCTCCTCTATATAATTTATATAATTGGTGCTCCAAGAGTTCCATCAGGCTTCACATAACAGCCGTCTCGAATCTCAGAGAATCCACCACCATAGTACCAACCATGCGACTCAACAAAATCTAAGAACACGTCTGTGATTTCATCAAAATTCGCGTTATCTGGGATGGTCAAACAACCACACAACTCAATTTCGTGCGACATGTTGTCCTCCTTACGAAAACTTCCACTTGAAAGCCTTCTTGATACAGACATTTGTGACCCAGTCAAACAGAATACTGAAAATCACAATCGCTAATATTCCAACAAACACCAGAGATGTACGGCCACGAGCGGACGAAGTATAGATCAGATAACCAATACCGTACTTCGCATTCACTGTCTCGGCCACTGCGATATAGGTCCAACCGATGGCGTACATTGTGGCGAATGACTGACAGATGGAGGGCGCTGCAATTGGAAAGATGATTCGTGTTACTGTACTAAACTTCCCCGCGCCGTCAATACTGGCTGCCTCGATCACATCATCACTGACATCATCCATGGCAATCAGAACGCTTGGAAGCATAAACACAAAGCTGGCTACAAATAAGAAAGCAATCTTCATTTTCTCTCCGATTCCAAACCACATAGTCAACAGTGGATAGAATGCAGTGACTGGCAAAAATCGCATTGCTCGAATTGCTGGATAGAGCAGCTTTTGAAGCGGATGACAGATTTTCATCAGACAGCCAAGAGGAATAGAGATGCCGGCACTCAAAGCGGCTGCCACCGTAATGCGAACCAGCGAATATCGGAATGCTTTCAACATCGTTCCATTTTGGATTAACAGGAAGAATTCCCGAAATACAGCGCCTTTCTGTGGAACAAAAATTGGCGAAGTCAGAGCCGCGCCAATGTCCCAGATAATCGCCAACAGAATCAGAAGAATCACACGATAGATCCAATCTTTCTTCGTCGTTTTCATTTTGATACCTCACAATATTTAATTTTCAAAAAATGGCCTGTACCGGAATTGAACCGATGTCTCCGCCGTGAAAGGGCAGCATCTTCACCTCTTGACTAACAGGCCATATAAAATAGAGACCTAAGCCTTTTTGCCGATTGAAAGCATTATCTTGTCTCCTGGGTAGGTGGATTTAACTCTCCGCCATAAGCGATTCCTAATTCAATCTGGATTGGCGCTTGGTATCCGATTCGAACGGATGGATGTATTGCCATCGACAGTTTTCAAGACTGTTGCTTTAAACCACTCAGCCAACCAAGCATATAAAAGAGGATTGTTCACCCTCTAATAACCAAATAAATAAACACGACCATAAATATAGCAATTAGATTTGCTCCAACCCACGCCCAAAAACGAGCTGCTGGGTCTTGAAAATGTAAATCGCCACAAAACTTCCAACAGCTCCAAAAGATTGTGAGAACACATATTGAAGCCGCAATAAACGCATCAATCATCATCTGTTTTCCTTTTCTCGATCTCTTTATCAACATCTTCCAGAAAGCTCATCCAGTTTTGAAGATCAAATTCATCTCCAAAATCAAACCCTTCATCCAGACGCTGATATAGATCACGCTGAAAACACCATAGCGTTTTATCTGTCAACTCGCTCAGGTGCGGCGTAATGAAATCGATCACAAGATCAGGCATATATGTTCTGCGCCCAACTGCGTATCGAACAGCACAATTGCAAATGGCACCGAAGTCATCATCATGCGGATCGATCATTGCCATAATCGTTGAGCTCCTCTTTAATTTGTTCATTTCTGATTTGATTCGTCCTGTGCTTCGCAATACGCTTATCGCGAAGTTTTGCCTTTGCCCAGTTATTTCGAACTCCACTCCAACGTCCGTATCGATGTTCAAATTCATCAGCACCCCAACCCTGATGGCCTATGATGCCTTTATAAATTTGCTGCTGTTTCACAAGATTAGCTCCTTTCTATAAAATAAGGGATACTGTTATGTAATTTGTTTGGCACGCCCAGCAGGATTCGAACCTGCAAAATGACAGTTTTAGAGACTGCGGCTTTAACAATTAAGCTATGGGCGCATATCGAATCCGAATGCCCGCCCACGGATATGACGCTCGCTCTTCTATCTTGTCAGCGTCTCCACAAGACTGTTTACCCAACCACAGACAGGTATTGGTGCGACCGGTGGGTTACGATCCCGCTACCCCTTGATTAAAAGTCAAGTGCTCTACCAATTGAGCTACGATCGCATAATATAGATCACAGAGGGATGTCACCTGTGATCCTCGTCCTGGCTTTAACGGGTCAGGCGTCCGGCATTTACCGTTACTCTTCAGAGCACTATTGGCGATATGCTTATCCACTGCGGTTCTCAAACTCGATCATCCTTTTGGGTCAAGCCTCTTCCGGGTTATAGCCGCGCTACATAAGGTTTTTCAGTGTTATTCCTTCACCTCTCACTGTTTTCGGGTTGGTGAGACTCACGCACAGTTGCGCTCGAAATGCGGATCTTACATCGTCAGGGCGCGCAGTTTGACCAAGCTTACTACATCAGCCCCTGATCAGGAGTGTGACTACCTCGCTAATCCTGTTGCAAATTTCATTGATAACATCATCTTGGTGAGAATTCATGTTGATTTTTCGACCTTGGCGGACAACCTTTTTATGGAGGATTTCGACCAAATTCAATTATCAAATCAACTTACACATTGGTGGTCCCGGCTGGAATCGAACCAGCGACACGGGGATTTTCAGTCCCCTGCTCTACCGACTGAGCTACAGAACCACGAAGAGGTCCTAACCTGACTCGAACAGGTGACATAGAGATTAACAGTCTCTCGTTCTAACCAACTGAACTATAGGACCATAAGCGATTCGGATGGGGATTGAACCCACGACCCCTAGCGTGACAGGCTAGTGCTCTATCCTTCTGAGCTACCGAACCATATAAACAGCAGGTATTGTTACGCCCCTGCCAAGGCGCTCACCATCTACCAGCCATGTGGTAAACAACGGGACTTATGTAACCGATCCACAAACCTGTGCCCATGGATTTTATAAATCTTTGACCTGTATGCTTTGTTCTTTGACCTTTAGCTAAGAGTTTAAGCTTTGAACTTTCAACCTTTAACCTTTAATCGTAAACTTTAAGCTTTCCGTACATTCCGTAATTGAGCGATATAGCGCTCGATGTTTTTGGATATCGGATTCGAACCGATGTAACAACCTTTATAGGGTTGCGTCTTAACCTCTTGACTAATCCTAAAACCAAGTATTGTTCTTTAAAATATTAGAACACTTGTATTATGACGGCGTATCAGGCCACCTTTTATAAGTGACGACTTGCTTTTTATTATTTTGATTTCGCCAAAAACAGTGCTGTCACCAGCAAAAAGCGAACGATCACAGTTTGTTGTTTTCGATAGACAGTGAATACAATGTGCTTTCTGAGAGATCAATATTCGATGGTGATCTCTGTGATTGCATTGGAAGCAGACAGGACTGCATCGACCTCGGCCTTGAACTTATCGATCTTGGCGGCGAGTTCATCCTTGGCCTTCTTGATGTCAATACCATCGATCAGAACCATAGTTTCACGCTCAATATAACTGTCACGTGCGTCTCGAATAGCCTCAGGGTCCATGTTGCTCTTTTCAGAAGCAGATGCAAGGCCCTTAGTGTAATCATCCGCGCGATCGCTCAGACGGGCATTGGTCGTTTCGATTGTAGCAATGGCGCTAGAATACTGACGCTCCATCATGGCGAGCAACTCACGCTTGAACTCGATACCATGCTGATTCATATAGATAGCCTCCGCAACAGTATAGACAACACCATCAATGGTCACATGAGTCTCTGCATTGGACTTGGAGATCGCACGCTTGATCGCATCGTGACGAGCAATCAGATCCTTGATGGAGTCCAAAGAACTCTGTGCGTCCTTCTTGTAATTCTCGATGGGCACACCGTTCAGCTTTTTCATGCTCTGCTTGGCTGCTGCACAGAACTTGGCTCCAGAAATCGTCTTAATGATCCGATTTTCCAGAACCTTCAGCTCGGCCAGACCACGATGGATTGTCATAGTTTCAGTAGTCATAATCATTCTCCTTATGTAATTTATAATCTTTGACTGCGGTTGCCCGCTGTTCTAATGGTGCTGGAGACAGGGCTTGAACCTGCAACCTGAAAATTACAAATTTCCTGCGCTACCATTGCGCCACTCCAGCATATAAAGGTGGATTCACTCCACCGATTGATCAGATCAAACAGACGTTTTTCTGCCATCCGATCTTTTTCCTACTGTAAGGAATCCATATAAGAAGCGAGTTCGCTCTGATATGTAAGCACCTGTTGATGCGTCTGGTTGGTGTACCGACCTTTCCTCAGGTACTGTTTGTACTTCCCTGCCCCGATCTGGTAGCGAAGAAGCGCCGCCGAATCGTTGCCGGTGTACTGCTTGTGATACGCCAGCAGCTGAACACCACATCTGATACCCGTTCTATCATCCAGCAGTTCAGACATAGATCGAACGCCAAGCGTCTTGTTGAGATAATCGAAGTTGACCTCATTGACCTGCATCAGACCGTAATCGACTGTGCCGTTTGAATTCACATGAGTCAGGCCGCTTTGGAACCTGCTTTCGTTATAGATCACACCGAGCGCCAACGAATAATCGACATTGTATTCGTCACATACAGACTGCGTATACGACTTGAGTTCATCGCTCCAGCCCTGGTATGTCTCGACCGGACCCGCTGCTTCACCGCTAAGCAAATTCGTCAGCAGATAAACGCCGGTTACAACAATGGCTGCAATCGTCTTTCTCATTTCAATCACCTCCTATTCTCTATAATGACAGTGTAAAGTGTGAATGGTAAAGGAAAAATTCAGGGGCTGGTCAGGCCCCTTCATTTTTATAATTTTCTTGCTTTCTCGCGCATTATTTGATACTTTCGGAATGTGAGCGGCGTATCATATTGGTTCTGTCTGAATTTTTCAGCGACATATTCGATACCATACTCATGCTCTTCCGACATGATCTCATAGAATTCGCGCAGGTTTTTGATGGTGCTTGTTTTAACAAGGATGTTTTTATAGTTAGATGTTGGCGGAAGCCCATCGACGATCTTCTTTTCTCTTCGATACAGATCCTTAAAGTATCCAATTGGCACAGGGTTATCATTGGAACTCTCTCTGCTTGTACGAATAAGATATGGGCCATCGCCAAGGTTCATTTCTAACTTCCCAAGTTGTCCCTTTGCGTGGTTTTTGAGATATGTGGTCGTGTTTTTGGCTTTACAGATGATCGACCATGCGATATCGTGATCGATATATTTCCCGCAGACGGTTCTCGTGTCTACATCAACGTCTTTTCTTTTGATGACGCGAATCTCTTCGGACTGGAATCCATAATACAGCAGACACATGATTGCGCCTGTCATAATCGCCCCTTCTTCCGAGAACACAGAAACGACGTAGGTGAAGAAATCATCTTCTGATGGAAATACATAGTTTTCAGCCAATTCATCGGTACTCTTGTTTGCAATGGCTTCCAGCTGGTTCTTTACACGCTCAGAGCGGAATGTGGAACTGGTGTCTTTCTTTTTCCATCCGGACATTTCCATGTCAAAAAACGGATGCTGATAGTACCGCTGCGTTGAGAGCAAACCCTCATCTCTGCACCACATAATATACTGCTTGAAAATAGACAACACAAAGATGCTGTAATTTTCATTCAGTTCGGAGATCCACCTTGAGAACAGATCATTTATAAATTCTTCGTCTTTGTCAGACTCGATCTCATAAAAGTCTTTCTCATACTTCTGTTCGAACGCGGCAAGCTTATGAAAAATGCTGCGAACCTTGTTATACCTGTTCTTACTCTTAGCAAGAATGATATATTCTCCAGCGGAATCCTTGGCTGGATCTCCGTTTGAATCTTTTTCGCACATTTTATCCAGAATAAATCTGGTCTTGAGCTCTTCATTGTAATATTCCGCACTCTGTTTCATCGCTTGCTATCTCCTTACACAGTGGGTCGGTATATGAACTATTAGATTCATTGTACACTATGTAAGAAGATTTTGCAAACAGAATCGTATATTTTATGATGCAGAGACCAGATTTGTACTGAATGCCGCCGCAAGCATCGGACACTGGATCACCATGGCGTTCGCTGCGCGCTGCCAGTTCTTATCAGAGAACGTTCCGATTGGTTCGCTCAGCTGAGAGTTTAACAGCGTATCGCGGCCTTCGATCACAAGAGTGGATTCATGCGGTAAGCCATCGACTTCACCTACACCAAAATCAACATGGACCGGATTGCGGCTGTTCCAGCGTTTTGTGGTGAAGGGAATCACCTCACACTGGCCAGAGTTTTTGTTGTAGATGTTGTTGCTGACGATCAGATAAGGATGAACGCCATAATATTTATGGACAGTTTTTCCTTCCTGCTTGATATCGGCAACATAACCGAGACGAATCTCACCGATTTTTGGGACACTTGAGCCAGCCTTAAACATATTATGACCTCCTTGCTGACCATCTGTTTTACTTTGTGTCCTTATTATACCATATTCATTCACACTTTACAATACCAATTCAAAGATTTTTTAAAAAAAGTGTGATTGGCTCCTCTGCATAATCAGATGTAATAATAAGGTGTTCAGACTTTTTCCCCCTCTCAACTTCACAAGTGAACACGTTGCCTGTAATGTTGCAGCAGCAACAAAGGATGTCTGACCTGGGATCAAACTGGCATTCGATACTGATGTAGCTGTATCGCTTGCCTTTTCTCAGTGCAACGCAAGATGACTTGGCTTTGATCATGCAGACATTTTCTTCGTTCCGGCTGCCCCAGAACTCGATGATGTCATATGATCGAATATGTTCGTACATTTCCTGGGCAGTATATGTGATCCGCATTTTGCCCTCCAAACAACTAAAAGATGTTTTACTTTTCTAACCAAATTCAGTTCGGTTGTTATTTTACCATAAAACATGGCGCATTTCAACCCGAAATAACAACTTTTAATTGTTTAGAACAATCTGCGCCGTCTTCTGCCATGAACAGCATCGTCTAGCATCTTGTTCATCAGCTTCTCATAGTTCACGCCGCAGACTTCGTCCAGGATGGCATCGTCATACGGGATACCCTTGGCGTTCAGATGATCGCGGAACCAAAACTTAGTCTGATAATAGGGACCCATACGGTCAGAATAATCGTGTGGCCATTTACCAAGACAATTTGGATGACAGTCTGGAATGTTATGCCATTCTTTGCGAACGCGATCATGCATCTGGCGGATTTCTGAGTTTGACCGGTCAGTAGCTTGTGCTGTATAAATTTGATCCAGCTCTGCCTGCTTTTTCATCTGTTCAATTCCGTTTTTCGCATTTACTGCGCCAGACGCTCCCAGCCCCAGTAGACCTAAAACAAACGATACTGCTCCACTCATAATAAATCACTCCTTAAACAAAAATATCATCGCGGACTTTCGGTGTATAACACCGAGTTTCCAGGCGAACGATTTCAGACTGCACCTTGCCGGTTCCCCAGTCATCCAGATTGAACTTCAGCACCATTTCAATCAGGCTCATCGCATCCTTGCACTCGCGGCGGATCTTACGCGCCTTCTTTAGTTCGTTCTCCAGAAAGCAGCGCTGGACTGCATTTGCCTTGACAAGCTCAATGGCGTGCTCCAGATCATCAATCTCATCTGTTGCCCGAGTCAGATCAGAATAGAGGTTTGCATACATCGGCTTTAAGCTGCTGAGAGTTTTATCGACAATTTTGAGACTCTTTTTAAAATCAGTCATCCACTCTGAATCTTCGACAGGATAAGATACAGGATCGAACCGCTTTCGTTCTGGCTGTGCGGGAGCGACCATCTCTTTTAACTGTGCCGATGCTTCCTTGACTTCGATTTTCTTTGGGAGATACCCGGCTTCTTTATATGTACGCGGCAAACAATTCAATACGTTCCAGGCTTTGCTTTCTGCATCATACTGCGAGGCCAGGCTTGAATCGTATGTTGTTGTGAATTTTCCATTCGGCTTTTTTGTGATATAGGTGTGTCCGTTGGTAAGAACATACGCCATTTATATCATCCTTCCTACATTATTATAATAGGGATCTATAAAATCCTTAATGTTCTTTTAAAACAATGGACTGGCCTCGCCCCATAACCCAGCAGTTTTTACCAGCGTAAGCACAATCCTCGCAATGGCCAGAGCACTCATGTGCATCGGCCGGCGCTTCACAATATCCATTTTTAAATGCCACATAAGCAACTGGCAGATTATAGGGGTTGTTTACATTATAGCCAGGCCAGGATGAAAAGAGAATATGTAAATTGCTGGGAATCGTACCGCCCGCTTCCACAAATGTGTTAACCAGATCGTATTTCTTGGTGAATGCGAGAAACTGGGTGCGAGGGAGTTTAGTTGCGATACGGCACATCATATCGAAATATCGTTCATCCACGATGTCGCCACTGACATGCCACCGAAAATAAAAAGAACCATAAGCAGCTGCAGTCGCTTGGACTTCAAAGCCGTCAGGGTCTGTTAACCACAGATTCAAATTGTTGTCATAGGCGTTTCGTACCGTGGTTCGCCAGTCGAAGTGACTGACATAGCACGTTTTTGCGCACGGAACGCCTGGAGCACAGGTTTTGATACGGGGCATCGAGATCGACTTGATACTCCCCATCTTGCTGTTTGCGTTCGACACTGACAGCTTCAACATATTCAATTTTCATACCCTCATCCGTGGAGGGTATACTCCTTCCCTATTATAATACTGCAAAACCAGTCCTATAAATCGGACATCAAACCACTTCTAGCGCCATTCGATTGATAGTCACAACTAACTCGTTGACACGGTTTCTATCGATGGTGTCCGGCAAAGCAGTATTCGCCTTATCGTACTGCAGGCGCTTTTCATATTCTTTATGGAAATCTTTTACATCGTGCTTGATATAACCGTTTGCAGCCTGGAATTCGCCGTTTCGAGCCATCATCAACAGGTCGTGATTTTCCGCCCGATTCGTAATGATCTCACCCTTTTCCAGAATATCAAAGACCATAAGGTAAAGACGAATCATATTCATAATGGTTTTGTTCATTCGCTTCTTTGTGATCTGATCTTCTGGGTGTTGATTACACCATTCGCCCAAGGTGACTGCCTTCTTGAACAATTTATCTGCAAAGCCACCAAACGAATACACGACTTGTCTGGACAGGAACAACTTCTTATTATCCATCAAAAGCTTTGTGGCCGGATGATAGCTGATGACAAGATCGTCAGCATTCCCAAGCTGCTCCAGCATGTTCGGATTGCCGCTGCACATGAGCTTGACTGCTTTGTTGAAGCTGAATACCGTTGTATCAGTAGTTTCATCGACCCAGTGATCGAACGTGTCCATGCCAAGCAGCTCATGTTCTGTGTTAAGTGCGACACCCCGGATATCAACGTCTGACCCTTCCACATTCGTTCCATAGGCGTGGCTGCCGCCAATAGTTAAAAACATCACTTGCTTGCCCAAATTCGGATTGGTGCGCAGAAAATTATACGGTTCGCTTGCAATGATCGATTGCAATTCCTCTCGTGTCATTTTTATCACCTCACTCATCCATCAATACTTTCCCAGATTTCCCCATGATAGCGATGATAACTATAGCCATCTGTAAACGTCTTGATCATATATGTAAGATCATCGAACGAGAATTCGCCAGGATCGACCTTGAGCTCCGGAATAGTGTCAAAATCAATATCGCAATCCTCTCCCAGTTCGTCCCGCAGAGATTCGTCCGAATCATACCACCAGAAAACCGAGTTGCAAATCATTTCGTTATCAAAATCAATGATCAAATCGCCCTCAGACCAGTATTTTTGCTTGTCCATTACCTGCTCAGAGATTGCAACAAGACCATCGTTGCGGGAGCCATCGTCCTTAAACTCAACATTCGGGAAACGCTTATTGAACTCCGGCTTATCCTCAAAATCGATACAGCCTCCATTGGACTCCATGAAGCGAACGATACGCAGGATCAGTTCGTCCTTTGACGTGGTATCTTCCCATTTGACATTTTTAAGGATCTTCTGAGCTTCGTCCAGTGCGCTGGTTGTATATGCAGACCAGTGATAATAGATCGTGGCGATATCCTCATCAAACGCATGGACCGTAATAACCAACCGCTGTCCCATTATTTCAACTCTCCTCTTTCGTACAGTCGCTTTTTATATTCTTTTGACCTTCGGTGCGCTTCCCGCATTGTTTCTGCATCCGGGCGATAATACATCCAGTGTGTTCTGTTGTATTCATCGTTCTTTCGTTTTGCCCGCTGATCGACAATGAGCGAAATCGTTTTGTGCGAAACGTTATACTCCCGCGCCAGACCCCGGAGTGAGTATTCGCCGGTTTCAAACTTACGGGCGATTTCTTCCTTTTTGGCCTTGGTTAACTTCACCCGACGATCCTGAGTTTCTGATAGCCGGCAGGTTTGCCACTTGCTTGCCAATCAATCATCCTCCGATTCCGCGAACGCCGATTCAAACGCGTCCTCATAGCTTTCGAGCTCTCCGTTATCATACTTTGCCAGAGCCTGCTGCATTGCATCGTCTGTATCTTTTGCATCCTTGATATGTACTTCGTAATAGCGATTTGCCGTAATATATACTGTGTATCCCATCTTGCCATCTCCTTTTAACAATGACAGAGCAACCACGAAGCCAGCTCATCATGCTTGAACCAGCCCGCTGGGAACCCGCGCCAGTTGTTTTTATCCGTCCAGCTCCTGGATTTCATCTGGCCGATTTGCTGAAGCTCTACTGAAAGACGCACCATAAATCCCTTGCAGTCCGCTTTATTCTTCATTGCTGTCTGCATTACAAGATTATCCTGCAGCTTGCCATTGACGACCTCACAGATCGCACATGGACAGTTGTGACAGTTCTTTTCGGCGCACATTAAACAGGGCGACATTGTAATTCCTCCTTACACACCAGCAATATGACTGGCCATCATATCTGCCGTGTGAGTCCATAGTACATTCTGATACTGGCTAATAGCTCGACCATAATACTTCCATTCATTTGTATCTGTCTCATAAGCTCCCATATGCCATCGAATACACGCGACTTCTTCCTCTGTCAGAGTGATAACACTCGCCAGCATATAGATAGATTTTTCACCATGATGACTGAAAATAGAGTCATTCAGATACTCATATGTTCCTTTATCCGGGATAAAAAGATACTGATCTGTTTTGCAAACGTCATGCAGCAGCCCAATTAAATACGGAGAACGTGGATTTTCCCATTTCAGTCCTAATTTATCTGTCAACGAAACAAGAGCCTTCACAACAGCAATGCTATGCTCGGCTAAACCACATGGATGAGAGCCATGATATTTTGCAGATGCAGGAGCCAACCAAAACTCATGTTCGTTCAGCCATTGGGTGAGTTTGATATAATCATTCCACGTCAGATATTTTTTCAAGTCTTCATAAATCTCGCCTTTGAGTTCGTCCTGCTTCTTTTTAACTTCTTCGTTCATATCCATTCTCCTTTGCAAATTATTCTGGCGGCGGTTATGTCTGCCCCAGTACCGCCAATCACCTGGCATCCGGACGTTAACCGAAAATAATAATCTCTTCCATATTAGGCTCCTTGAATCTTTTTGCAGCTTGTATATGTCATCCAGTTATCCCAAACGATATCTTCTTGATGCATGTCTGCGATTTTATGAGCTTCAAAAGGATCATTTGCTTCAACCAGAATGTATCCTTCGACTTTTACATCTACTCTGTAGCGCATGGTTTACACCTCAATGTCAATATCAAAAGAAGTAGTCCCGTCTTCGTTCTCTCGATAATTCATTTCAGCGAGAGCATCGTTACAAGCCTTTAACTTCCTTTGTATTTCCTCTACGTTTGGATGCCTTAGAAGATACTGAAACCGTCTTGCTTCGTCAGCGTCCAAAATAATATCGCTATTAACGTAGTGCATTTTATTCCTCGTTTACAATTTCGATCTGGCACATCTTCATAGCAGCCAATGCGTTCTTGTGAGACTCAGGAGTAACACCGGCACAGCAGCTTGCATCCACAATGATAGGGACCTCAGGCTTTGCCGTCTTCAAAAGCAGCGCATTTGTAATCACACAAATATCTGTGCAAAGCCCAATCAAAGTGATGGAATCAACATTCCCAGGAAACAACGTCTGATAGATTCTTTGATTGTCATCTAACGTTGCATCAATGAACAACTCATAGCTGCCAAACGTTTTCTTATGATAGATTTGCTCGTAATCTGTGACAAAATCATTTCCGATTTCGTTTATTAGCTTCCATCCGTCTGTTCCTTCAACGCAATGAACAATGGGAAGATGTTTGCCCTCCTGAGTATTAAGATAGTCTTCGTCATGAGTGTCCATCGTGTAGAATACCGGGCCCTTCCAGTTCTTGATCTTCTCAACGACCTTCGGCACAATGGCCTGCGCTTCAGGAGTACCCAGCGAACCGGTGACAAAATCGTTTTGCATATCGACAACGATCAGAATATCAACCTTTGTCTTTTCCATTACCAACTCCTCCTTGATTAGCCCCACCAATTAAACAAGGTTGGGTCATACGTAGGCATCGGCAAATCCTTAAACAAATTTGCCTCGTGCATCCGATCGATCTTGGCAGCAGTTGCAGTGTCTCCGCCAAACTCGCCAGTGCGAATATATTTGTCGAGGAAATCATAGGTGAAGCCGAAATTATCCTCGTCTGTCTTTCCAGTCAAACCATCAGCAGGTGCTTTCTCGATGAACTTTTCAGGAAGACCAAGTTCACGACCAACAGCCTTTACCTCAGTAACAGTCAGCTTACCGAGAGGGCTAAACTGGCCAAACGCATCTCCACCAATCGTAGCCCAGCCAATATATGACTCACTAGCGTTACAATTGTTACTCACTCGCCCATTCATACTCTGAGACACCATGAACAGAGTCGCCATACGGATTCGTGCCGGCAGATTCACACGAGCCTGCTTGGAATCGCACAGACCAGCTGCCCGTCCATTGGCCAGCAGCGCATTCACGGTTTCAGCGATATTGATCTCGAAGGACTTAATTCCCAGATGGGCGACCAGTTCTCGCGCCACATCGATATCGCTCTGAGCACCCTGAGGCATCAAAACACCGATTACACGGCCATTGCCCAGCGCTTCACAGCACAAAGCAGCCACGATACTGGAATCCTTGCCACCAGAGATGCCGATCACCGCATTGCAATCAGGACCATTCTTGCGGAAATAGTTCCGAATCCACTCGACGATTTCATCCTTGGTTTTTGCTGCGTCAAATTCATACTTGCGCATATTATTTACCCTCCAATCTCCACAGTTCCACGTCAACGTCTTTAAATGTAAAATCGATGATTTCTTTCACAAGCAGCCATTTTGCGCCACCACGAACACAGCCGATTCCATACGGCATAGCCACTTTGACTCCTGATGCCTTGGCGATTTTGGCCACTTCTTTGAATGCCTCAAACAGTGCGCCAACAGACGTGTACTGCTTTCCGTCATATCCATAACCGTTCTGACCGAAGCAATTGACGATCCATCGGGAACCTTTTTCATCAACTGGAACCATCTGAGCGACACCCAGCATTCGTTCAGGACAATCCTTGTTGCTTTCGCAGTAAGTGTGATATTTCTCGTACACCTTTGGATACCGCTCACGAACTTCTTTGGCAACACCAGACCCCATAACGCCCTGGCAATTCACCTGATGACAGATGATCTTAGCGTCAGAATCAAACACATTGCCTTCTTTGATTACAACAGCCATTAGAACTTCCCTCCCCACAGTCGCTCACGAACTTCCTTTAAACTGTACTCCTTGACCATCGCGCCATTACGGAATACGGTTTGCAACAGGTTACCATCCGAATGAGCGGCGTGATCCATCAGGCCATCAGTACAAACCAGCTTTCCAGAATCATCCTTAGTGACATAACACATACCCTTCAGACTCTTCTTAAAGTGATCAGTGTCGGTCTTGGGGTCCTTGAAGATCTGAATCTCTTTGCCATTGACCACGCCATAAGTTGCCTTAACAGCCATGCCGAACGTATCGCGGGTGAACGGCTTCAACTGACCATTCTGCTCGATGCACTGCATAGAGAAAGAGCCAACACCCAGACTGACATTGTTGCAGGCAAAACCATGCTCCTTGAGTTCGGCATAAATCTTTTCGCACCGCTGCACCGTAATGGAATCGCCGTACAGTGCCTTCACATGAGGATTGAGTACCTTGTAGCCCTTACTGTTGACTGTGCCGCCAAAGATATCCCACAGATGGTAAACAGTCTGCGTGACGATTTCGACCGGGTCGCCAGAGTCGCCACGGATCAGCAGCGTACCATTATGAGCCATGATTTCATCCTTGAGCTGCGGCAGGATATTATCGACCAGATTCCAGTAGTCGTAGGAATCAGACACCATACTGAAGCTCATATTGGGATACAGCTCCGTCAGCGCCCGGCGGATGAAAGTGATCTCATCGCCATCGACTGCGAAGTTGGAACACATCACACTATGCTCGGTACTAACAGCGCCAAACGCAACGGGCTCTTCCTCACAATTGCAGTGATACATTTCTTCCAGATACGGAATCGCAGGAACAGTAGCCGTATTCAGAAAACTCAAACACCAACCGGCGCTTGACTTAACTGCCGACTGCATACACTCCTGACCGCGGAAACTGAAATCACCCAGAGCACGAGCATGCGGCACGCCATCCTCAACGGTTTCATCGTAATACTTGTCCACGATATCGCGATACAGGGTGCCGACCGTTGCAGAAATCATCGGATGCCACAGCTCAGAACTCATAAAAGATTCGAGGAACTGCGGAACCCATGCGAAATCAGGATGCGTATTGCTCATCTCAAGGAACGGCACATGGATGGGGCAACGAGTACCTTCTGGCAGCGCCTTGATTTCAACAGGAAGATATCCCAGATCATGTAGCGCTGCAATCTTGCTCAGATCGTAAGCATCCTTACCAATGGTTGCATCCAGATATCGTTTATACTGGGGAACGACCATTCCTTTTGGTTCGTCGAAGAAGTTGTCGTTGAAATAGTTCGTCAGATAATCCTTGCAGAATGCCTGAATACCGAACACAACGACTTCATCCACGCCATCCAGTCGGCTCATGCGTGGAGTAAAATAACTGACCAGCTTGGTAGTGCCGGCCGGAAACTGCTTACTATGAGTCGTCTTGTAGAAATCACACAACAGCATCGGGTTAATGTTGATCATTTCATATTCTCCTTTTCAATTAGTCGGAAGTAGTCGTCAAGGACATTTTTCAGTTCCTGCTTACAACACCATCCGAGCTCGTCAGACTCTTGGACTTGACAAGCCAGAATATCAAGAGCGTTATAGACTTCTTCTTTGTTAAATTTCATATCAGTCCTCATCCCAATGACGCTCTAAAACAGTAATCTTGTCGTGATGGCCGGTGAAGATACTGTCTGTGGTATAAACCATATGAATCAGTTCCGGATCATCAAACAGATGACCGCGTTCCTTATCCAGAATGCTGTTTTCGCAGTGGCTGACATACATATCGATATCACCAGCACCCAGTTCCTTCAGCTTCTTGGCCGAATAGAACATGGTACCGCCGTAAGAACAGATATCATCGATCATCAGAACCTTTTCATCAGGTTTCACTTCACCAACAACATCCAGACCGAGAATTTTGCCCGTTGCCCAGTCCCGCTTTTTATCGCCATGGATGATATAAGCACTGCACTTTGCTCGATCCAGTGCCCAGTGAACAGTCTCTTCATATCGTTTCATTGCGCCGGCATCCGGAAAATAGATCACATCTGGCTTGCTTTCCTCGATTACCTGACAGATTTCACGAATCGGAGTATGTACCTCACAACGATCGATCAGTGCCGGAGCCACATCACTGTGAGGGTCAAACACGGTAACGCAGCTGAATCCACATCGATTGATTTCATCTGCGAACCACTTGAGGGTGAACACATCTTCGTCGTGATAGGCGCGGTCCATACGAGCATTCGGGATATACGGCATAAACAGCTCGACATCTGCCCCGTTATCCTTTGCGTCCTTTGCGATCATAATGACCGTTGGAAGCTCGGCCATGGATTCAAACGTCCAGACGATGCTGATCACGTTGAGATAATTGATGGTCAGATCCTTCTTGATCAGCGGAGTGCCGTCAGGAAAAGAACTGATTTTATAATGATTTGCTTTGACCATATTGAGCCTCCTTAGACCATGTAGTGAATGTCTCTTTCACGAGTACGGGAGATGATGACTTTGACCACACCGTTGTCCTTTTCAAAAGCTTCATAACGATCCTTTTCATCGTCATCACTCTTGGAATACGGATTGATCACATCAACCTTCTTGCCATCAATGAACTGCTCACCGTTGGCGGGGTTATACTGGATATCCTCGGTGTTGATGTAGCAATCAGGCCAGTAGCCATCCTTCAGCTTGACATCAAAACAGATACGCTGTGCGCCATTGAACATATCAAAACGCTTGGTGCAGGACGCACGGTAACCATCCTTGAAGATAACAGTGAGCTTGTAGCTGGTCTCGTTCATATTGATGATATTCAGATCTTTGATGGCCTCTGCGAATGGAGTGCCCAGATTCAGTTCAAAGGCGATAGACCGCAGGCAGTCGTAGTTCAGATCGATCTTGCCAGAAAAATCGACCACAGCTGGAATCTGATCATAATACTTCTCTTCGAGTTTATCCTTGAGGTAGGTTTCGACCTCATCAGCGCCCGGGTAATCGAAGCGGAAGTGATAGTGGAAGCGGCCTGGACGGTTGACCAGATAATCGTTCAGGCCATTGAGCTGGTTACAGGTGACAACGAACAGCTTTTTGCCCGCGCTGGTGCCATCGAACAGACTCAGCATCGTATCCTGCGGACTTTCATTGTCCCTGGCCTTGAATGTCTTATCAAACTCGTCAAACAGGATCATAACTTCCTGATCGATGGATTCAATGAAATTGGCGATACCGCCGATATAGCGGTTAGCCAGAATGACAGGATAGCCCTGCTTGACGGCCTCGATTGCAATCATCTTAGCGGTCAGAGATTTGCCAATGCCTTTGTTGCCGCTGAGAATGACACCCAGATTGCGATTGAACACTTTGAACGAATTCAGCACTTTGGCAACCTTGCTGCTCTGGACACCATACACCTTTTCGTTGATGACCATATCGGGGCGGCGGGACAGATAGAAACCGGTCATCTCAGAACAGTGGATATCATAGGTACCCGCCGGGATCTTGTCATACGCCTTCATATCGTCGCCATACAGGAACAGATTGCTTGCGCTTTCAACAACTTTCATGTTTGATACTTCCCTTCTCAGTTCAGCTCTTCCAGCTTCTTCATCAGATCCTCGATGCCCATGTCTTCCAGCGCCTTATCCTTTTTCTTTGCCACGATCTCCATGATCTTATCGCGCTGTGCCTTCTTCTCGGCGGCGGATACACGCTCCGCTGCCTCAGCCAGCTTGACAGACACGATATACCTGACGATATCGATCTTATTGGCCAGATCCTGATCCTCGGCGCTCTTAGTGGCCAGCAGAGAATCCTCATCGGCGGTCTTCTTCTGACGGTTCAGCATCTTGAAGATGGCATCCAGATCCTCGACCCGCAGACTCCACAGATCCTCTACGGTCATAACGCCCTTGTAGTTAAAGCGATAGCGATTACGAGTTGCGATTTCAAACAGATTCTTTTCCATGATAATTTCTCCTTTCAGATTTACAAAAGTGATTCACAACAACATTCGCTGTAAAAGAAATCGGCCGGGATCAGCATACTCTCAGTCCAGCGAGTATGAAGACCTTTCAGTTTGAGCGTCTTTTGAGAATACGAGTAGCTCCTGACTTCAAATTCCTGTCCAGCCAAAAGAGTCATGTCGAGAGATGGTGCAATTCCCCAGCCAGCATTTTGACCTGTCAACGCTTGATACCTTATATGGATATCCAAGTCCGGTCGAACCACGACTTTGTCACCTGGCTTAAACCGAAGATTTTGCTCCACCTTATTTCTCTCCTTTACAAAAGTGATTCACAGTAACATTCGTTGCCGATTTGATCGGAAAACATGTCGTCTGTCCAGTAGCGACCTCTTGCTCTATATTTTTTACCATCGATCGTATCGATTATTTCTTCGATTTCGACAGTCTGTCCACAAAGCTCTATCATGTCTTCAGTTACAACATCTGAAACGTTCCTCCAAGGAGCGTCGTCCTTTACACCTGATCGCATCCAATAATACTTTTTAGGATCTAAATCCTGGCGGACAATAACGACATCGCCTACATGATATTTTGTATCTTGCAACTTGTGCCTCCTTATAACAGAGATTCGCAGCAGCACTCATTGTCTGCAAAACCAGAAAACATGTCATCAGTCCATCTAAAATCATGCGTTTCCTCTACGATATAGTGTCCGTTAGAAGAATAATCTTTAATATGAACCAATTGCCCATGAAGTTCCGACATATCCAATGTCACAATGTTACTGTTGGCTTTTGGATAAGGACCAGACCTCATATCGTAAAAGGAACCATACTTAAGATCATCTCGAACTAAAACAGCGTCGCCTATTTTATATCGATACTCCATTTGACACCTCATAGCAGAGATTCACAATAGCACTCAGTTTCGTTCGCCAGACCAACAAACATATCATCTGTCCACAGAAATCTCCGATCCGTTTCTTTAATGACATATCGATTGCGGCGATACTCAAGAATCGTGACAACCGTTCCCTCCAGAGCTTTTCGTGCGCGAATCGTACATTCGTTCACGCAGATCGCATTATCAATCAGAGACTGACTTCCAGAGCGCATGTAGTATTCTTCGTTTTCTCGAATTTCATTGATCACCACGACACGATCGCCCGGCTTATAACGATAATCCATCAAATCACCACTTTCAGAACACGCTCGGTTGCCCCCTGCACCTTAACGATGAAGCTGTTGTGCTGGGTCTCAGAGAAGCCGACACCAGACAGCTGGTCATCCACGGACTGAACTGCCATTTGAGAACCCAGTGCCTCAAAAACACGCTTATGCTGCAGCAGGTCTGCCTTCAGGAATTCATTGTAGAAACCATTGGGCTTTTCCGGATTGACGCAGTCTTTGAGCATAAAGAAGTAGTGACGGTTGCCATTGCCGGTCTGTTCGTCCCAGTAGTTCGGAGAGTACATCGCCACAGACACAGGTACGAACTGATTAGAATTCACACCCCAGATCTCGCGGGTGCTGGTAGAACTGGGCAGCTGCTCCTTGATAGAGAACTTGCCATCCTTCAGCGTGACCTTTGCTACGGCGACATTCTGACCACCATGCAGCGGCTTATCATAGTTGAAGGAGTAGATGTTGCCATCGAATTCGATCTCAGCACGGAAACCGGTTTTACCACCACGATTAGAGAAGCAACGAACGAAGAAGTCATACTCACCTTCCTTCATCTTCTTAATGTCAGGCCAGGTGATGTTCTCGACCGCAGCCTTATCCTGCCAAGGGCGAGTGATATCCACATCCAGGCGGCCATCAGTACGAGGATTCCAACTATTGCCGAAATAGATGTGATTTTTATCGGGTTCAATGCAATGAGCATCCTCATCGTTTTCATCCCATTCGCCCGGCATATCGTTCCACTGAATCGAGAAACGCAGCACGCCATCTACCTTGCCGCCAGCAGCCTTGACGTTTTCACGGATGTCGCTGTCTGTCATATTGCCGGTATATGCCCAGCTGAAACCATTGGACCACTTGAACATGCTTGGCGTGCTCTTATCCTGCGGCGCAATCAGAGATACCATGTTCTTCGAGAACCGATTTTCCATGAACAGTTCCAGACCTGCTGCAGTAGGTAGAACCTCTTTGACAAACTTTTCGATGCCGATTTCTTCTGCGCGGCCGAACTTCTTGGGATCAGTACCCAGAGACTTTGCCATTGCCTCAAACGGATTTACAGCGCCCATCACCCGAGGAGCAGCATCGCGGTCGCAGAACAGGATGTTGTTGGCAGTAACATCATCCAGAGTGGCGAACCGACGACCCAGACTGTTCATATAGCCCAGCTCAGTGACGGTTTTCTGTGCGTCTTCCAGCATCTTCTTGGTGAAAATCGCCTTGGGACGCTTATAATTTGCAGGAGCAACCACCTTCTCAAAAGCAGTCACAGCAGCATCCACATCCATACCTTCGCTCAAATTGATAAGAAGAGTGCCGATTGCAGTATTGCGAATACGTAGACAGTTGATGTTTGTGCCGCTCGAAGCAAGCCAAATATAAGCAGCCTTATTCTCGGCGGGCAGCTCATCATAAAACGTCTTGTGCATCCGAAAACCCATGACCGCAGACTGGAACTCCTTACCGCGATACAGACTATTTTGAGCAATCAGCTCCAGCACAGTATCAATAGCCTCCATGGTCAGCTCCTCCAGAGAACGCTTGAACACATTTGCGGAGTCACGCCACTGAGCCATCTTGGTAGCTACGTCATCTCCGCTGGTAATGAATCGCTGCGGAATATTGACTGCGAAATGATCCCAGGTATGTACTTCCTTGTGGTTTTCATCGTACTCGTAGTTCATCTCGGTGCCGAACATATTGCCAGAACCGATCATATTGCGGCTGATAAAGTACGGATTCACAATGGCGCGGCTTTTTACATAGGCGGCCAGCGCATCAACAACTGGCTGGTACTTGGCAGACTTTGTATTGAAATCCCAGATGGAAATCAAATTATAATTCTTATCAAACGCCACCAGCTTGCCGATATTCTTCACAAAACGACGGCAGCAGGAGCAATCATACTCACGCCGCTTACGGAACAGCTCATTCGTGCCAGCCGGGAAGCTGTCAAGATACAGATTGTACAGTTCGTCCTCGTCTGCATCGGTGATAAACAGTGGATTCTCGCCCTTCACCATCTCATTGAAGTGGTCCTGCAGCAGCGCACGAAATTCCTTAAAATCAGACATTGTTATTCTCCTTTAAAACATTTTTAATTTCTTTAGTAACTTCAAAACCATGCCAGATCCAACTATATTCATCAGTCCAGACTTGGCCCAAAGGTTCGTCGTCATCGAAATCGACCTTCATGTTGGCTTCTGGCAAATCGTTTATATTGGCGAAACACTCACTCGCGTCTTTTGCAATAAAGGCAGCTGCTTCTTCACGCGAATTAAAAAAATCCGGTTTAAAAATCTCACCTTCAGAGCTGGATTCAATAACACACCACAACTCTTTCATATCGACACCTCATAGCAAACTGTCACAAATGCATTCGGTCGGGCCTTCAAACATCGACTCAGTCCATAGCCAAGGGATTCCCCTTAGTCTATAAAAATCATCATCGTCGGCGTAACCCTCAATCTCATAGGTTACGCCACCATACTTGACCATATCCGCGTTACAGAAAAGATCGCGCTTGCCTGCTGAAGGGCCATACAGGACGGGATAATCGCGGTCGCCAACCAAATCCGAACGGATCGTTACCAGATCACCCGGCTGATACAATAAACTATCCATCACCATCACATTCACCTCACAACAAAGATTCACAAATGCATTCGTTTACACACACTAGCTTAAACATTTCGTCAGACCAAAACAGACGATCAGGGTCATTGTCGATTTTGTAAAAACCCCGCTCATAAGAAATGATTTCATGGACTGACCCTTTATATTTTTCGATATGAGATACAGTCCCGGGTTCGCATCCAGCTCTGGGACCGGAGCGCATATAATATTTCCTGATAGAATTGATATCGTCGCGAACTTTTACGAGGTCGCCAATTTCGTACAGGTATTTCCCTTCCATAATTCACCTCATAGCAGCGGCGTGCAGATACATTCGTTGGGCGCTGCAAACATCTCGTCCGTCCACCGATCGCACCCGTAATCTTCGTCGATGTAATAGCGGCCATTGCGCTTGCCGGCAATATGAACCACAGTGCCAAGCCGCTGCGCCTGAGAATAAGTAAGGGTGGCACTGACATCATTTGCTCGGTAACCGGAACGCATATAATACTGAACACCGCGCTCCAAATCAGGCCGAACAAACACTTCCTCCCCGTTTTTGTACTGATAATATCTTGACATCGCTCTACTTCCTCCATTCCATTACAGCAGTGAATCGCAAACGCACTCGTCCACGACAAGCGGCTCAAACATTTCATCAGACCAGATGCAGCCATCGATTCCTTGTGCTTTGTAAACACCAGAATCTGATCTGATCTTTTCAATGACGATCTCTTGTCCTGCGTATTTTTTCATCCAGTCAAGAATCATCCAACGTTGGCCTTTGTTTTCGCCAGACAGCATTTTATAATCTTCATCTTCCGAGAGATCAAGCCGAACGCGGACTCTGTCGCCAGGGTGATACATGTAATCAGTCATTCTGTTCCTCCATCATCAAACCAGTCCGACACACGATCAGACATTTCGTCCATCTTATCCTGGTCGGCCTTGACATAATGCATCGTGACACGTGCATCACTGTGCTTGAATTTCATCTGAAGCATAGCCAGCGCATCCCCTGCCTCGCCTGTTTGTTCTGCGCTATGAAGTGCAGCCATTGCATAAGTTTTGCGCATGGTATGAGTGGACAGATCGATATCCAGCTCACACGCTTTCCCTGCTTCTTTCAAGATCCGATAGAATCCGCGCACTGTCAGAGGACCACCCTTGCGACTGCGAAACAGATAATCAGATTGACTGATCTCGAAATTCTGTTCATCGAAATAATCCTCAAGAATGTCGGCTGCCATTTTAGGGATCTTGCACACATTGCGCTTACGGGTCTTTTCTTCGATCAGCTCGACATGCTCTTTCACACTGCCATCCTGTTCATAAACATCGGCCGTTTTCAGACTAAGAAGATCGCCACAGCGAATACCAAGACTGCACCCGAACACGAAAATCGCCTTATTGCGTAGACGAAACTTGGGGTCGCCGTTGGAAGCGAGATAATTCGCCAGTTTCTGGAAATCCTCTTTGGAACGAATCGGATCAGCAGGCGAAGGTTTGATGCGGCCATCCTTTGTATAAAGGCTGTTGGTTGGCTTTGTCTTGTGCTTTTTCTTGCGAGCGGCAGCCACGATGTCCCAAATCATTTCCTTCAGCTCGGCTTCGCTCATGGTGATGTGAGCTTCGGAACCAGGCTGTTGCGGGAACTGAACTACGCGCTCCTTACGCTCACGTGCCGGTTCTGCCATTGATCTTCATCCTTTCTAGTAAATCAATATCTATGTTGATGTTTTTCTCTATAACGCAGGTTATGAGTGTATAGCTCTTTATCGAAATCGTTGATCATGCGACATTTCTCTTTGTACTGGTGTTGCTGTGTCAGCTCGATTTCGACGTACTGCTGGCGCTCCTGACAGTGATCGTGACACCCGGGATAACGCTTTGGAGCCACACAATAATGGCAGGGATTCTGCATTTTCAAATCATTCCAATCATAGTAAACTTTCGCAAACACAAGTAGCGCTGTATTTGTCCTGCGTCAGGAACATCTGATCCGTCCAGGCATATGATTTATTGTCTTCTTCAATGAAGTATTGATCATCAATATGTCCTGCGATATGAACGGTCTTGCCTTCAAACTCTTTCATTTCGTCGACAACAGTGTTATATGCGCACTTACTAGGTCCAGACTCCATAAAGTAGTTACATCTCATTTTGAGATCCGGCTTTACGACCACTGCGTCGCCAACATCGTATTTGTATTCCATTGTTTACCTCACAGAAGGCTATCACAGCAACACTCATTGATTGGAATGAACATATCGTCGGTCCAGCCATAATCAAACTCTTCCAGAGTGTATCCATCTCCTCCGTGGCGAGGACCATGAATCGTAAAAACCTTTCCAGCCTGATCTACCATTTGATCAACCACATCGTAGGTATAGTCCCCATTGTGGCGGCCTGACCTCATACAATAAACTTCACGGCAGTTCAGATCCGGGCGAATCATTACTTTATCGCCTGGCTTATACATCAATTCCATATTTCTACCTCATTTTCTTTTTTATCAAAATCACTTTCTAAATCCGATGCTCTGGAAACGGGAGGACGCACGATCAGGGACTTCTGTCACGCGACCTGGCGCGTGACTTTCGTCCCGGATCGAAGGACGAGTGTTTCTTGACAAGGATTGGCTGAGGCCAGCTGCACGATCAGGGCCTATGGCGGAGTGCAGCGGCCGATTGCCATGGTATTCTTCTTAACATCCGCCTTGGGCGTGATGCTCGCTCTTTTGGAACGATATACAAAGTGATTTTTTGTTTACTGATTACTGATCGGGCTCATCGAATTCGATTTGTTCGCCCATAGATGCCGCCGTTTCACAGACTTCATCAAACAGGACATCTCTGCCGGCTTCCAACATTGCCTGGTGAATGCGCGGCTCTGCGGCGGCCACAATGGTATCGCAGAAATTGGTATCGTCTGTGTTGATCGATTTCAGATTCAAACTTTCCACGATCTCTTTGACATCTTCAGGACCCCAGAACACCAGGGCTCGCCGATCCTCTTCGTAGACCACCTCTGTTTCGATGCCCGTGGAATAGTAGATCATATCCGCGACCTTTTCGAGCTCCTTCGATGGGACCTTTCCATCCCGGCACATAATTTCAATCATAGATCATCACTCCTTGTGTATGTCTCCATTTTTTATGCAACAACGCCCTCTTTGGGACGAAGATCCTCTTTGAGCATCGCCATAATATCAGTGCCGAACTTTGCATTGTAACGACGAATCAGCTCGTCGATCACCTCAGGCTCGACCATGTGATAATAGTTGAGCTTGCCATTGAACTTTTGCAAATCTTCCAGTTCCCAGGTTCTGCCGTGCTGCTTTGCATCGATATAATTCGTCATAGCCGAACGGAACATCTTAAGATTGCGCCAGCCAACCGTGATCTGATTGTCCTTGTTCCACATCAAGCCGAGACACCAGTTCTTGCTGGAGTGCCGGTTGCCGTAATGCGTTTTCGTTTCGTTCAGAGTAAACGGCGCATGGAAGAAGTTCAGCGCATCAATGATAATTTGCTGGATTTCCATCGGGTCAAAATGATGATAACAGCTGATGAGAATGTCATCTGCATATCGTGTGAAAGTAAACTCGCGATCGATGCCATCCTTTGCTTTGTAGCCATAGCACAGCTTGCGGGTGATACAGTGGTCAAACGGAATCATCATCACATTGGTAAGCCACGGACTGATGGGAGTTCCCTGCGGCAGGCCGTTGCGAAGGAAGCACAGGTTGACCGCCTTTGCCAGTTCATCTCGGCCACGTGCATCCCGCATGATCAGAGCAAATGGATAGATCACACTCATCATGCCGAGCAGAAAATCCGGTGTCGTACTGGGAAAGAAACCATGGAAGTCGAACTTGACCGCCCAATGATTCTGATAATTGACGACCTTTTTCATGCCGGTCGCCTCATCAACGACGGTTTTATTGTGACCTGCCTGATGCTTACGGACCGCATCGATAAAGCTGCGATTGGGAATATATGCGAAAGCATTCGTGTGATAATCTGCGATCATAAAGCTCTTCAGCAGTTCCCGCAGCTCGATCAGTGCATCAGAAAGAGTTTCGTCGGGCGCATCAATGGGTCGCCAGCCGCCAGATTTCTTCGGGATCTCAAAGTGAGAATAGTGACTCGGGATATCGCTGGATTCAAGCGCCGCATACTTCACATTGTAGGCCGCCAGCTTCTCGATCATCTCAGGAACATTGGTGATAGTGCGAAGTTTGGCGGTTAAATCGTTGCGGCACACGGTCATCGTAGATGTATTGCTGCCGCCATAGTGCAGTGCTTCTACATTCTGGACACCGGCGAGGATCTCATCAAAAGTGATCTGCCGGGTCTTAGGAGGATTCAGATATGTAATGTACATTGTTTCTCCTTTATGATTTCATCGTGATCTAAATGGGTTTCTTGAGGCTGAAATGCATGCTGTAGGAGGTCCCGATCATGATTGGATGCTGAAATTGGCTATATAACCGTCTTCCGGCGATCCAATAAGGTCGTTTCGAACCCTGCTGGAGCACCGTCGGCCGGTGGGATCTGTTTCGTTTTGCAATGTTGATGCCCCAGGGGGAGGACCCCCTCTTCTTAACAATTCGATACACTTGGCTTGGCCTAAGTGCGCTGTTTATAAAAACAACTATTCATCACGATTATTTATTTACGATTTTATCAGAACGCCATGACGCTCTCTTCACCCAGAATAAACGGGGTTGCAACGATCTGCTTCTTCAGCTGGTTGCCTCCCACGAAATTGATAAAGTTCGTAACCGCCAGACAGCAGATGAAACGAACGGTCGGTGCAACACCCTGAACGATGCCACATGCAGACACCGGCGTACTTACCTTTGCTTCCTCGTGAGTGAAGTTCATGGAGTTCTTCAGATTGTCGATCTGCTTACGATCCTTCCAATCGGCCGACCAGCACTGTGCATCATACAGGCCGGTGCGGATATCGAACACACCGAGCAGCTCAGGATTGTACTTGTTCTTCTCCAGGAACTGCTTGCGGATCTCGATGCTGTCCACGGCCAGGAACACATAACCCTTAACGGTTTCGCCCTGCCAGCCATTGGGCATCAGAACCAGGTCCTCTTTGATATCAGGATTCACATTGCACAGAATGTTTCCCACAGCCTCCACCTTGGGATGTGCGATATCCTGCTGGAAGAACATCTGGTTGACGATATTCTTGGGTTCGACAAAATCCATATCCCACAGAGTGAACTTGGTCAGACCGTATCGTGCCAGCAGTTCAGCCACAGTAGAGCCGACCGAACCACAGCCGATGATATGAATGCGACCCTTAACAGACGCAGGGTCAAACACCATTTCGATTTTGCTCAGATCCATTGTTGTTTCCTTTCTTAGTCCTGAAATGCTTCAGCGTAGGGATAGCAGCTCGAATTCCAATTGTTCATCAGGTCATTCTGATTCTCCTGATAATACTTCATCAGATTGGATTCGCTTCCCTTACTCTTGGCTGAGTCGATCTTAGGGGCGGCTCCACCCGTGACAGTTTTCAGCGCCGGGTTCGTCGTGGCTGCCGGTTTCGTTTCTGCTTTTGTCTTCGTGGACGCGGCTGCGGTGTTTGTGTTACCAACGAACGCGCCTCCACGACAAGCTGTCGTACCCGCGCTGTAGCTGCCGGAGTAAGCTGCGCCATTGTAGTTTCCGCTGTAGCCATTGTTGTAGCCACTGTATGTAGTTGTGACCGGCTTTTGGACGAGCGCTTCCGCCTGTTCGAGAAACCCTTTCGTATCGGCCTCTCCAATCGTCACCTTGACATCGTCGCCGCTGTAGATGACATTGTCCGCCATGTCTACAACACGGACGTTATACTCCCGCCGCTTGTTCCAGATCATAAAGACGTAGTAATCCTCAGAGCTCAGAGTATCAATGAGATCCCACTGATTCTGCATATCCACACCGCTGGGAGAAGTGCTCATGTTCACATGACTGTGGCCCTGGAACCGCAGCGTATTAAAGGATTCATCGTCCAGCTCATACAGCCAGGTCGTATACTTTTCCTGGTCCGTATTCACTGTTGCGCCCGTGACCTGCTGCGGATAAACCAGGATCTTGGTGATTTGGAAGTGAGTCTTATCAATGCGATTCACCAGACCGTGCCAGGCGACCTCGGTACTGAAGTGATCGATCAGGGCACACATCTCGTGATAAGCTTCCAGAGTGAAATTCACCTCGACTGCGTCCTTAGCAGGCTTGGAAAAATTCTTGTTAAAGGAGAACTTATCCGTCTGCAGATTACCCAACGCAGAAGCCTGTGCATAGAACTCCTGCAAAATCCCTTGGATCAGTTCGTCATTCATCTTAACCGGCTGCATACTTCAAACCTCCTTATGCCGTTTCATTGCCTTCGTTTTCCAGAATCTCAACCACCTGTTTGATGGTGTAGAGATTGCCGTCCTTATCTTCCAGGCACTTCCGATTACTATAATCGCCGAACAGCTTTTCCATCATCCATTCGACGACCGTAGAATCCGTCCAGTTGATATAGGAAGAAGAAGTCACCAGAGTAGACAAAACGCCGATGTAATCACGGCGGAGAGCCAGATCCTGAAGCATACCGCGATAGCCGCCGTAACAGGTAAACCGGTCGATATGCGGCTGAGGAAAACGATCCTTCATCAGGTCTTCTCGGTGATTCATGTTAGTGCTTCTGACGGCTTCGACGCGGCAGTCATCATAGACAATCCACTCGCAGTAGACACGCAGATTGAACCGGTGCTCTTTCCAGATAGCCAGGAACAGCTTCTTGGTGAGATCCATATCATACGGGCTCTCCTCGTAGATGTAGCTGGACATCTTATCCTGCTTTTCGACATACTGCTTAAAGATATCTTCGTTGTAGTCATTCAGATAGCAGTTCACGCCGACCCACAGCTGATTGCCGGACTTATCCAGAGCGATAAGAGATTTGTTCGCCTTGAAGAAATCGACTAGCTCCTTCTCATCGTCTCCAGAGTTGCAGGCACGATTCCGGAGCACCAGAAGCTTCATCTGCTCTTCATCCACCTGCTTCATGGCATTGCGGGCGCTGCTCATGTAATCATTGACGTTGTTCTCTGCCCGGCGGACACGTTCTTCCTGATCGTGGATCGAGCGGGTGAAGTTCTGACTGCAAAATCCCTTGAGCATGCTTTCGACTTTCTTGCCGTAGAAGTCATAAGCTGCACAGATCTTGTCGATTGCCACATTGAACTTGTCATACTTCTGCTCAGCCAGCATCTTCAGCAGATCGAGTTCATCACTGGTTGCCGGGTGATCCTTGAATGCCCACGGAAGCAGACGAGGCAGACAGCTCATCATCATCTGCATGACCTGGATTCTCTTGGGCGAAGGAGCGAACACCATGGTCGCCTGCTTGGTTTCGTTCTGATAAACCAGAGCGTCACCGCTGCGATCGACATACAGAGAGACATCCTCAAGACGAACCCAGCCCGCCTTCTTGTAGTCCTCGTCGAACATTTTCACCTGCTTGATGTAATCGGCTGCTTTCTTGTTGGGGATGAAATGGAAATACAGACCGAGCTTGATCTTTGTGAACGGACCACGCTCACCAGCGTAATAGGCTGCCGTCAACTTCTCATCGTCCGGGAGCCGGATCTCGTTCTCGACCACCAGAGACTGCATGATGCCCTTATTCTCGGGATCAGCGGTAAAAGTCGCCAGCCGCTCCTCGTTCATCATTGCCCGGAGAACGGTCAGGACGGTGTTATCTTCGGTTTCGAATTTGTTCCTGCTCTTGATGTCAGAGAAAAATTCGTTGCATTCGTTCGAGCCGAGCTTCGTCAGCAAACCAGTGAATGCCATAGTTACTTCCTCCTTAAATTCATATCTTGCATTTAAAAAGCCCAGATACTGGACACATATAAGGCAGACTTTAACCGGCCTGCCAGCGGCTGCAATGCTACTTATCTGTTGTAACCGGAACAGATTTATATTCGGACTTTATTCGAGATTCGCTCGAACAGATTCAGGATCAGACTCCGTTAATTCCTTAACGGGCATTGTCCATCTTCTGAACACAGACCAGATAAGCCTTCTCGGTAACGTGCATATCGGCAAAGGTCTTGTCCATGTCGCCAGGCTGCAGAACACAGCCATCCAGAGAAGTCTGACCAGCAGAGTAGTTGATACCGTTCTCCTCCAGGCACTGACGCAGGGTAGTGTCCTCAGTAGCCATGACAGTCTTACGGTTGGTGTTGGTACCCACAGTGATCTTCAGCATAATATGTACTCCTTTTTAATTTGAAAAATTTATTGTTGAAACGTCGGATTGACGAATCATTTAAAACGAATGCCGGACGTATTGCGCTGGAACATCCGGCGTGGAACCACAGTGGCGCTCTTACTCAGCGGCGGCCTCAGGCTCAGCGTCGTTCTCGATGGTGATAGCAGCGTTCATAGCGGCCTCATCAGCAGCGATAGAGCTCATAGCCTCGGCGATCTGCTCCTCGATCTTGGTGCAGTTCACGATAGCCAGACCCAGCTTCTCACGAACGAACTCGTTGATCTCCTCGACAGTGGTCTTGCCGTTGGGCAGCTCGATGCTCATGGTAGCGACCTTGGGAGTGGTGACAGAATTCTTTGCGAAAGTCACACCCATCTCATTGGCAGAAGCAGAACCGCTGACACCGATAGCGCAGACAGGCTCCTTCTCCTTGCCCTCGCCCTTGTACAGAACCAGAGCCTCGGGACGGAACTTCTTGACCTTCTTCAGGGTCTCGATGTCGTAAGCGGAAGTGACGAAAACGTTGTTGTACTTAACAGTTGCCTTCATAATATTGATCTCCTTTATAATAAAAAAAATGTTATGTAAACGAGCCGGTTTGCTCGTTATACCGTTGTTGTTAGCAGCTCTTTCATATCGTCAAGAGCCTCGTCCCATGTGTCGGCCGACTGAATGAACTGGCCATTATCCGCCGACACGATTTCATAATGGCCGTCCACATACTTGATATGCATCCGTTTTCTCCTTTCATTTGACAGTGTAAAGTGTGTTTGGATTGCGAAAAAAATTAAAGCAGAGACTCGCAGCGGCATTCACTGGTTGACTCTACAGGTGCCCACCAACCATCATGCAGGTGCTCGATCAGGCGAGATCCTGGCTTGTTCCATGTGTACCCATCGCAGAGCTGCACTTGAGGACAATCGGTATCTTCTGTATACCCAACAACGATTCCCTCCACACCCTCATTGGCATCACCGGGACCCCACGGAGACTCAAGCCTTACGCGATCACCGATACAGAATTTTCTTTCGTCCATGTTACTCAGTCCTCTCTATCCATTTCTTTGACCTTATCCACCGCATAATCGATCACGTCAGTGACATACTCAGTGGCGTTGTTGATGTTATCCTGCGTAAACATATCAGCGGCGAGCATCTTGTAGCAGGTGTCTTCAGAAGGAATCACACAAACCAGAACCGCGACAACAAAAGTTGCAATTGCAACCTTGATGCAGAGTTTTACTTCCTCGGCTACATCTTTGTCTTTAAAGCCACGATCGTCTGCATCGCTCATAGTACACATGAACATAATCGCTCCTCCGATCATAAGCACGGTTAGAATGACGATTAGTAGTGTTCTGACACTATCTACGATGCCAATCCAGTAGAACACCCAAGGATTGATAATGGAGTTCATACGGCTGTTCCCTCCTTACTTGAGCCCTTTTAAGATATTTTCCTTTAGGACTTTGCACAAGGAATCAGTGTATGCTTTCTTGGCCTCTTTCGACATCTTCGTGCTGTTGAGCCAATCAATGGTAGTGGTAATCATGCTGTTTCCAACCACTTCCATCACGTCGCCCTTATCTTCTCCCGTGTCGAGAGTAATATCAGTCAGTACACCGTTAAGAGGAGTTGTGCTAATAATCACTTTCATAATACTTCGTCCTTTCGGTTTTTTATTGTTGATATTCGAACATGGTGCGGCTAGAGGGACTTGAACCCTCACCCGAAGACCAGATCCTAAATCTAGCGCGTCTGCCAGTTCCGCCATAGCCGCTTATAAATTAGGTACACCTACACTCCCGATTCTCCAGGCAGGACAACTTCCATTTCGGACCACAATATCCGAAACATTAGGGCGCAACAAGGAAGTCGTGGCTATTTTATTGATCGTACTTTTACCACCATGTACCTATTGGTGCCGCAAAGCTGAGTCGAACAGCTACTGTGCTCACACCATTCATCCTTCACCCTATCCTTGTCATGACTAAGAATTCGCTGTAAAAGAATCATCGTGATTATTGCATTACCTCTTACGGCATATAAAATGTTCAGGCCGGATCATTTTGCTGTTTAACCACTGTTTCGTATTCCCCGCTATCGTTCGTGAACTATCACCTTCGACAGTTTCGTGGCACCTGAACTCCCCATTTTGTTAGAGACCTAATGGGCAAAGCTGTCTCGCCTCGCGGCGTGGAGTGACTGACGAGGTTTGAACTCGCAAACATTCGGATTGGAAATCCGACGCTCTACCAATTGAACTACAGTCACATATAATTCCCAGCTCAACAAATCGTATATATGGTCTATTGGCTGGGCCCGGCTTACAAAGCCTTGTTGCTTTTGATACGATATAGACCGAAGCATCGTATTAAAAGAGCCGGGAATAACAAGAATGAGGTAAAAGGTCCCTGCTGAATAACATACCAAAAAGACAGGAACCCTGGTGCGATTGGATGGACTTGAACCACCGACACGCATTCAGCCTGCTGCTCTACCAACTGAGCTACAATCGCATAAGATACTCGGCTTACAAGGCCAATTGCACCCTTTCGAGCGAGCCGAGAATAATTGACAAGAGTTATTATGTTACCCCTTTCGGGGTGGTGCTACCGACCCGATTCCAACGGGCACGCAGTCTCCTGCAAAGGTTTTTAAGACCTCTGTGTCTGGCTTTCCACCACGGTAGCATATCAAAGCTGTCTGTCCAGCAGTCAACCGTCTTTCCGATTTGCCAAACCGTTTCGCTCTACATACAAGCTCCCGACTCGATCGAGCCGGTGGTGCCCAAGGCGGTATTCGAAACCGCACGCGATATTTCACGCAAAGCTGTTTGGGAGCTTCATGTCTACCTAATTCCATCACTTGGGCATATATGCTCGTCTTTCCGAGCCGCCACTGCTTGCGCAGGTCACTCCTCTACTTCAAACACCATGTAGTACATGTGATTATCTTCACCATCGCCGACCGATGTGCCGATAACATACTCAGGATATGGGTTCAACTCGCATCCGCAAAAATCAGCGTATGATTCAGTGTCAACTTTCACTGCATCTTCGTACCGAGCGGCCTCATCTTCAGGCATCCCATTGAGAAAGCACTGAAAACTAACAGCGGCAAAAGCAATCGCATCGTCTCTTGATTTGAATACTTTATCGATACTTACCGACTTGTAAACATCAGCTTTCTCGTTAGTGTAATCGCTTACGACGATGTACATCTGAATCACTCCTTATCAAAGATATCAGTATACTTGGTATACAGCTTACCGTTATGGAAGTAGGTATTGTAATCGCACTGGGTGACATACCACCAGCGTTTCTGATGACCAGCCAGTAGGAAGTCGTGCAGATGGTAAGTTTCTTTGTAGTGCTCGTCCACACGCTGCCGGAAGGTAAGCTCGTCGATCTCATTAGACGTCTCAACATAATCAGCGATTCCATTGATTTCGTCCTCAGTCATATCGTCGTCCACAACAAAGACCACGCGAACGATTTCATTGCCTCGACGACAAACATTGTCCATCTCATCTGTCGTATGCAGGTGATATACAACACGGTCAAACTTATCAAACGGAAACAACATAATCTCGTGATTGTTTTCTGCATCAAAGTAACTGGTATGCAGTTCGGTCCTGCGTCCAGAGCGTTGGCACATCTCGAAAAAGCCAAGCCACCATGCCTGATGCTCCCACCAGTGATACAACGGATCGCCGCCACCAGACACAGATACCCAGTTGCAGTCTTTGCATTCGTTATGAAGAACTTGCCACAGTAGAGCGTAAGAAGAATACTCCCCTGTCGGTGTCATCTTGAACTTGTTATTGCGGACGATACACTCAGGGCAGCTGTAGTGGCACCCGAAGTTCGTGATAATACTGAGATATTTATCAGCCATCTTGATTTACTCCTTTCCTTCATTCTCCAGCCATTCATCAAAGCAAGCCCAACATTCTCCACCAAACCCAATATCTTTTTCCCATCGATCCAACAACGTCCAAATGCTTGGGCATGACTCTCCGTCTTCTAAGTATTCTTTTTGAATCATGTAGAGTTCTCTAAAAATTTCCTCTAATGTATGTCCATGATCCAACATCCATTGAAGTTTATAGCATCGATATCTTTCGATATTTTTAGCTTCATTCTCATCCATCTTGATTTACCTCTTTCTTATCTATTGTTTTGTGAATTCACGATTGAACATCGTTTCGATTTTTTCGGAGGTTCTTATTTTTAATCTCCTCATTAACCAAAAACGACTTCGCCAAACAGTGCGTACTGGACAATTTCGTCGGCGCAGGTGGCATCAATCTGCCCGCAGTCAACGGAGCCATCGGAGTAGTCGATCGCGTCATAGCTGTCTCCGCCTTTTTCCAACCACAGCTTGAAGCCGGCAAGGAATTTGTCGCGGTCGAGCATATAGCAGGTCTTGTCATCCTCAAACGGCTCATCGATCCAGACGGCGAGCTTTCCGCCGCGCGAAATCTGCTCGCTGGCGTACTCACCGAGGTAGTCACCCTGCACGACAACGCGCCAGCACCAGTAGTTGATGCCACCTTCAAAAGCGGACAACATGATGTCGTCAATGTCCTGCTGGGTCAAATAAACAGTAGTCTTAGTGCAGATTTCAAACTTTTTTCTGTTTCCATTTTCGCAGCCTCATTTTACTTGTTGATATTCGTGCACATTTGGTGGGACGTGAGGGATTCGAACCCCCGTGAAGAATTAACCTCATCACCCGGTTATGAGCCAGGAGCTTTAACCAACTAAGCTAACGTCCCAGAGAGGAGGATTTAACCATGTAACGGCATCGGCGAGGAGCAAGCGGCTTACAAAGTCTGCGCAATACTCAGTCGCGTCAGCGGATACAACACATAAGCGAATTGATCTCTTATGGTGTCCATCCTCAAAGACTGCCCTTTCAAATTCACTCTCCGATACTCTGGGCACCGAGCATCTATGCCACTTTCGCAGGCAGTGCCAAATTCGCCTACTCATAATAGAGCCATGCACATACACTGTGGCGGGTAGCTACTCCCGTTGCATCATGGATATTATTTTCGGTCAGAGCGTTATGGGTGTGTCAGAGGGGGAGTATGATCACCCACGGTGGAATTGCGCCACCCCAGCAGCTTTGTACTACACTACGCCGCTGCATCGAACCTAGCTGGAGCCCAACAGAATCGAACTGTTGTACGACCATCAGCTCCATATCAAAGCAGGATTATCGTACCTGCCCGGCATTTTCAGCCACGAGCGAAGAAAAAGGAAAAGTGAAAGAGAAAAACTTCGCTTTTTTTGCACAGGGAGAAAGGATAAAGCCCTATGCTATGGTCCAAGTGACAGGTTACGATCCTGCTGCCTCATGCTCCCAAAGCACGCGCTCTGCCAATTGAGCTACACCTGGTTATATGCCGGTCTTTCCCGGCTGCCAGCCTCAAAGGCTAATGGAGGAAGTAGATAGCTTAGATAGCTGCCGCCACGATCTTTGCAGCCTCCTTAAACACTTTCATGTTCTTATCAGAATTCTGGAAGATATCAGGAGTAGACTTGGGCGGCTTATTGTGAGAACGAACATACGCTTTACGCATTCGGTCCATCTTTGCAGTGCCGATCGCGTCATAGATCTTTGCATAGGTAACCCAATACCCAAGCGTCTTATCACCCAGCTTTTTTGCAATGGGTTCAACGATCGGAAGCGTGATACTCGGCTTGTAGTAACAATATTTCTTTTTCGGCTTTTCAACCGCAGGAGCTTCGACCGCCGGTGTTTCAATCTCGACTGCGTGAGCCTCGGCCACAACGACCGGTGCGGGTTCTTCAGCAACAACCTCAGGAGCAGGTTCTACCCTGTGGCGAGTAGGAATCATATCAGCAGGAATCATAGGCGGCTTCTTGGTGAGTGCCGACTTAATCCCCTTTCGGACCTCAGCGTCGTGCTTTTCGTTCTCATACCGATCCTTCATAATCGACATAAAGATCGAGTTCCACGTTTCGCTGTCCTCGATAATGTCCAAGCCGCTGAGGTTTTTGATGTCACCCTTGTAGCCGACCCGCTCAACATACGCCTTGCGTTCGTCTTTGAAATACCAGCCATAGTTGCGGCCGATATAATCATAAGCCTGTTTCAGAACCGCATTCAGCGTCAGACCAGTCATGCGAGCGATGGAGTTGCCGAGCTTGTAGATCTCAGTCCGCCATTCGCTGCGTCCCTTGTATGTAGTGGTGTGGGTTTCCTTTGTGGCAGTTGTGGCGGTCTGCTCAGGCTGCTTCTGCGGCTGACCCATCGAGATAAGCTTTCGTTCCAGCTGCTTACAGACGAACAACACATTGTCGAGAGCGTTGCGGTCCTGCTGGCGTGCGGCTTCGAGAGCGTCCATCTTGGAATGAATCTCCGCCAGCGCCTGAGTCATCTTGTCGAATCGCTCCTGCCGCTTGAGCTCAGTCTGATTGGCATTCAGCGATACGGTTTCACCTCGCATCAGAGCGGCGATCACATCCCAGCAGAAATCAATGAAAGCATTCGCTTTGGGTTGAGTGCTGTAACGGCAGATCTCCATTACACCTCTCATATTATATACGTAGGTTTGCTGTTTTCCGCCAGGGGTAATCAAATTGATTAACCCTGAAAGCGGGTCAAGACGAGCCGCATTGCGCTTGTGAATCGTTCCAATCGAAATTGAAGGATTCTTATATCCCAACGCCGTGCCAATCTGCTCACGGGTCATATAGAAATCATCCTGAGCTCTGGTGTGATCGACAGCCGGATTCTCATAGACCTGAATCTCCATGTCACCGAACTGCTTGGTGGTGGCTACTTGCATTACTACATTCGCATTCATTTTTTACCTCATCCTTTTCGTTTGGTATTGTAAAGTGTGTTTCGCTTGAAACAAGTATTACACAAAAACGTATCGTTGTCAATTGGAAAATATTCACAAATGACAGCATTACATTTTGTTTGTATTTGTCGCTCTTATCACAACCTTCATTATTATAATATAGACGATTTGTGATCTAAATCTGTCTGAAGCTACTAGCTGGAGATGGTGATCTTTCATGAACCAGGGGTTGTGGCCCAAATGTGGTTGTTGGATGCGTCGGTTGGGGTGTTATGAGGCTCATTTGACCCCCTGATGACACCGTTTGGTGTGGCCAGCGATGTCTGGTACCTGCAGTCGACGCGTCTTCCGCCTTCCTCGGGGGTGTCCCCTCATTCTAACAATTCGTTCCGTTCGGCTTAGCCTGAACGTGCTATCATGGTAAAACCAGATAACAATTCATCACAAATCTGCTCGTAAAATACGGGATTCCTCACATGGGAGGACCGGTTTTCAACATAGTTTTCAACTCGCTTTCTTATTTGATTATGTACTTTTGTTTCAAATTGAGATCTAAATATCTGTGGAGTCCTGTGCCTCGCATGCGATCGTCGCAGCAGGCAGCAAGTAGATGAGCTGCGGATGAGCTGCGAGCGCGTTTGGTGTTCCGGAGTGACGCATTATCGCTGTATTCCATTTCTGGCACGACCGTGAGTTCCTCCCGGTAGGGTTACCTGATGAGCTCCTCGGTCCTTCAGTGGCAGCCACGGGTTGGGGTATCTCACTCTAACAATTCGTTCCGTTCGGCTTAGCCTGAACGTGCAAACCTTTCGACTTGCTATTCATCTCAATCTGTTTTGCGGCGACTCTGCTTGCGCTATGCGGAATCGTCGAAGGGCATTACGTTCATCTCATTCACCTCCTGATTCAAACCTTGCTGTTTTCTCTAATAGAATTACAAGGCAAAAACACCTAACACATCTCAGTAGAGTAATTTCATTACCGAACCATGATGTATGTTTAGAATACAGTCAAACTCTTTATGAATTCGGCTGAGAATCGATGCTGGCCTTATTCTGTCGAGCCGCTTGTACTTTTTTCATTCGCTCACGAAGTTCTGCACGCTGTTCATCGGTCAGTTCGCGAGGCGCTGTCGGCGTTCCGAACCGAACCAGCTTACGCGGCACAGAATACCACTTGCACAGGATCAACCCATCTTTCGTGCGATGGATCTTAGTGAGCTTGTACTCGTCAGGATGTTTCTCGCACATGGCATCGAGCTTGCGCCAGTAAACAGGATCGTTGGTGCACACATCGGCCGTCTTATCCAGAGCGCCAATGGTGATAATGGTCTCCTGCTCAGCCCGGGACATCGAAACGCCGCCATGCTCAGGAATGGCTTTCATTATGATTTCTTCCACGATTTATCGCTCCTTTTTCTGCTTGGCTCATTCATACCACCACATCGTGACGACGTTGGTGTAGCCAGTTTGGTATTTAACGCCGTCAATTCTGACCGTAACCGTGCCATGAGACACCCAGCAAGAATCGTACTCGCCCTCAGCAAGCAGTGTACCGTCAGGGTTATAGACCTTGGCATAGTTCACCTTGTGTCCATCTTCATCTTCCGAATTGCCGCCGCATCCAGTCAGCATCAGTGCAGCAGCCAGTACAGCTGCCATGAAAAACTTACGAAATCGCATTGAATTCTCCTTACTCGTCATCGTCCGCAGGGACATCGGTGCTGCCCCACATGACAACGTAATAATCGGCCTCATCGAGATCCGTCTTGAGGTGGCCGCTCAGTCGCCCGCTGTTATGGTCAACGTCGAAAACAAACTTATTACCGTAAATTTCGAACAGATGACCGTCCCGCTTGCGCTTATTGCGGCAGGTAATGTAGCTTACGCCATCGGTTCCCATCTCCAGTTTGACCCACCTGGACGGCACCCGGATCTGTAAAAACGACTTGCCGCCTTGCGAGATCATAAAGCAATCGTACTGTTTGATCAGCTTAACCAGCTCGCTCGGTTTGAACTCGTGAGCACCAATAGTCAGATTAGCCATTAAAATTTTCTCCTCTCGTTTTGAGCATCTTCGCCGCCAAGACTTCCTTCTACTTCTTTCCCGGAATGGTCTTCTCTCTCCTTACAAACTACTCTTATCCCTATAATCCCTTACTACATAACCATCAATTTTATTTTCGCGTCGCTTGTTCATTGGCGATTGCGTAATTGAGTTCGAGTTCGAAATAGGAATGAATTATTGTTGCAAGCGAAAGAATGAACCAGCGATTAAGTTTTCAACATTTTGAACAAGTGAGTTTTCAACAATTTTGTAGCATCACTCGTTCTTTTGTGACTTAATTCGGAATCTCAGCAACGACCTGAATCATCTTGATTGAAGTCGGAATGAAGATTCGTCCTTGCAGCATGTTCATAAAAGTAAGCGTCTGAAGCAGATCGAACCAGTGCGAACTCTGTTCAGCAGGTGCCGCATTCACATCAGCGATCAGGCTCTCCACAACCTTATCGTCAAGGAAATCGAGCTGCGTACATGCTTCGCCGCGCTCATAGCTGGTTCCGATCTTAACTTTTGCATCGTATGTAATCTGTACTGACTTCATACTGTTACGCTCCTTTTTATTATACAACCATTTGGGGTTTTGCTCAACAACTAACAGGCGTTGATTAGTCGCCATTTTCTTCTGCGTCAACGATCTCAACGCTCTCGATGGAGTTCGGCACATACATGCGCTTTCTGACGCGTTCCACTGATTCGAGGTAGGCTTCGAAATGGATAAGCGCCGTCTGTTCTGCCTTTGACCGTTTCTTGCGTTCCGTCTTGACAGCAATACACAAGTCGTTGGCTACGTCTTCAGGAATCGGATCGAAATAGACAGTCGCCTTTTCATAATCGAGCCCGGCCTTTGTTTCGGTGGCTGCACGATAGGTTACTTTGATCGTATACAAATTAACACTCCTCTTTTTGCGCCGCTCGTTCACACAGAATCGCGGCCGCTTCTTTCAGCACACTAACTCGTTCGGCCTGACTTGTGCATGTGACATGATTCCAGTAGCACAGCAACTTAATTCGTTCTGCGGCCTCATCCCATGTAGCAAGCCATGTGTTATTGAAGTATTTGTCTTCGCGATATCTTGGAAGCAGATAATCAAGTTCGAACGGGATATACTTTTTAACCACGTCTAATCCGCCGAGATGTTTGATGTAGCGAATGTTAAGCTCGCGAAATGTGAGCCGCTTCCCTGTTTCATTATCGATGTCACATGCGTGGACACCAACTGCTTCATTGAAGGTCATCGCTGCGTTACCTCCTCACTTGTTAGATTTGCACTGATATTTTCGTTCGATCATTTCGGCTTCTACCAAGGTCATACCGTGCTTCCACCGAATATCAACAACGGATTCGATCCAGTTTCCGGTCTTACGATTTTTTACGACACGAACCTCTTCAACATCTTTGTGAATCTGTGTGCCGGGCTTCGGAAGATAGGTCAAAACAGTTTCCTCAGAATGTTCCAGATCATATGACCCAACAAACGTGCAATCACGCTTGATCAGATCAAAAATTTTCTTGCGGTTCTGTTTGGAAAAGTTTCTCACAATTGCGGCCCCCTCCCCCTGTTACTCTTCGAGTGTGATATCATCGTGACCAGCATCTTCAAGCGGTTCATCCGTTGCCAGCGCAATGATTTCGTCAATATTGTTTTCGATCAGATACTTGACATCTTCCAGTCGCTGATTGATGATCTCCGTCGCCTGAACAATGACCGCATCCGGCGTAATGCGCTCACAGTTGCATTTCAGAGCCAAAATCAGGTCGTCAAATGTGACAGGATCAAGAATCGTATCACTAGGAATCATGTCCTTACCGAGTTTCCAGTCAGCCATAATCAGAACCTCCTGAACTGCACGAACTTGCCATCAGCGTAGCAAGGAGAGTAACACTGAATTCTTGTACCGTATCGCTCAAGGAATGCGTTTACAAAAACAGGTTCGCCCTGGAGAATTACAGCTTCCGGTTTCATGGTCATAACTGTATCGGCTGTATCCCATGCGAGAACTCTGACTCGGACAGAGGAATCAGTCGGCACGATAATAGGTAGCGCACAATCATGAAGAGTGCCATCTGTACACAGCTTGCGAGCTGCATCGAGCTGGGCATTGGACCATTGGGCGATAGAAAGTTCAGTCATGTTGAGAACCATTGCTACGTCTGCCCCCCTTATTCTTTTACTGATAGTTCTTTTGCCATGATTCTTTCGCGCATCTCGGCTCCAGTTGAGGAAATGTAATCGCGAGTAAGAACCCATGCATCTTCTTCGCCGCAAATTTCGGCAGGCTCTTTGAATAAGCGAATTGCTTCGTCTGGTTTTTTACCACCAAAGATTTCCTTCTTAGCCGCATCTGTGATACAAGGATCATTGTAGATGGAATGCCACCATTTTTCTTGTTCTTTAAGATACTCAAGTGCTCGTCCTTCAGTAGCAAAAAGACTGTAATGGAACTTGTCGTCGTGAATCGTTTCGTCACGGGCTTCGTGAGACATAAAAATTCCTCATACAAACATGCTGTTACACTCTCCTTTCGTTTTTATTTGCGTCAATTTTTGTAATTTCTATATAAAAATCTAATACATTTTTGACGCAAATATGCGATTGCATTGGATGTGGTTACGTCTGCCTCGGTACCACCAGTCGCCCGACATGTGCAGAGCAACGCCCCGACTATTGTCAGAACGCTATTTATTTAATTGATAATACAATCACCCTCGATGCTGTAATAAGCTTCTGTCCATGTAAATGGTTCGCCAAGGTCTTTTGGATTGATAGAATCAAGTTTCGCCATAGTCTCAGGTGGAACATCTTTCCAAAGAAAAATGAAACCTCGTAACCATTGACCGTTTCGATTTGCCATGAAACACCCTAGAGCACATTTATCCTTCTGACCTTGCCACGGATGAAGTTTGTATCTAACATGAAGCTTAATATATTCAGATCCATTCCAATACTCATAAATATCAGGATGGTCACGCATACACTGTTTTGCTTTTTCACGCCAGAATCGATTGTTGCTCATTTTACCAATTTCTTCAGAAGTGAATTCTGAGAACTGTTTGCCAGAGAGATTGGTTCCCTCAAGAAGTTCAAATCTAGGTTTTTCTCCAAAGTTCTTTTTCTTTCCACCTTTAGAAACCGCTTGAACGATACAACCATATTGGTCAGCCATTTTACCTGCTTCATCACAGATATTGTCCCAACCCATATCGTCATCGATATCAATAATCCGAACCATTTTATTCACCTCTTTTCGTGCAAAGCGGTTATTATATATCACACCAAAACTTCGTAGAGAGTATATCATCTGCGGTCCCGTCTTTGATGCGATTGGAAATCATTGTATGTAGGTTATTTTTACCAGCAGTGCGCCGCTTATGTGCGCCGCCTGTGCCGCCGGATTATTTCTCTGCCACGCTCGACTGTGCGCCACTTACTTTTGCAGCGCCGACCTGCTTCGGGGTTGGCACCTTGAACCGAACCATAATGGTGGCGGGACGGGCATCGGGAATCTGATTGGTGCGGGCCTTATAAAGCTCTCGGTCTTTCATCTTTTTCACCAACTCCCGCGTGGCTTCCTTGGACAGCGGCTCGACCAGGGGCTTCTCTTCCACCTTGGTGATAGTGGCATCGAAATTCGCAACACGGAAACAACCCTGCTTGTGAGTCTGAAGACGCGGAATTTCAACCGGCTCCAGGTAATCCATATTCAGATTCAACCTGCACACTTCTTTCTCAGTGAACAGTTCATCTGCGATATAGATCGACCACTTCTCTTCGCGGTCCCGCCTCTTTCCCATATACATGGGCTTGTTGTTAGCTTCCTTTTTGGTACGATAGTACAGCATTTTTATTACCTCTTTCACTTTTTTGCGTTTATGTATTACTGCGTGCCGCTTAGACGTGTGCCGCTTAGACGACTACAGCAATCAACAGAGTCAGGGCGATCGAGATGAGGAAAAAATCGCGAATCGTTTCCGTCATTTTGATCGGATCTACGGTATCAAACCAGCGTGCCAGGGTGTCGATCACCTGATTGTAGCGGCGGAAACACCCCAGATAATACAGGCCGGTTCCGATTTGCTGGAGTGCGCCAACCAGAAACAACATGGCGGCGAACACCCAGACAATAGGATGCTCAAACAATCAAATCACCCTCCTTTACTGTGAATGGCAGAGTCAGAATGTGAAACTGCAATTCGATTTGAACACGTGGCCGGAGTCTGCTATAGGGCAGGAAATACGGGTCAGCCAATTCGATGCGGCGCTTATGACGGCGCTCTTGCATCCAGGTAGAATCCGTGTCACTAAGGTATGTTGCGAACATAGTTCATATTGCTCCTTTCAGTTGCTGCGCTGCGGCGCTTATACTCTTGTGAATTCGTCCAGATAATAACGAGAGCCATGCATAATGAAATACGCATGACCCTTATTTGTCTGATAGATTTTGTGGCGGCCAGCCTGCTTGCGGCGCTCACCATTGTTGATTGCGACTTCGACACACGCCTCTTCAATCGCTGTGATCTCAAGCCCGCCCCAGTTGTTGAGCGGATACACGGCGATCGCGTGTTTCTCTGGGGGAAAAACGTCTCTCATAATTCAATCTCGCTTTCTTGCTGAATAGAGATTTTGTCAGCGGAATCATATCAAGACTTTCAAACACGATAAATCCACCCAGATTATTGATAGATGCAACCAGCAGACCATATTTTTCAATGATGAGCCAATTCAGACTGTTCGGATTGTACGGCCGGAATGGTTTCGCATCAGGAAATCCCGCCCTCGCATCACTGAAAAACTGCGGGGTCAGCTCTTTCGTATCCAAATTTACGACACGAATCGGCGTGAGGGTTCCGCTTTCCGGGTCCAGCACAACGGCGCACAATCTGTCATGCATCTGATAGATCTCTGACAAAATCATTAGAAAGTGTCCTCCTCTTCCCAGGCGGCTTACAGCTTGCCGCTCATAATGCCCATCACGGGAACGCGCTGACCTTCGCCCTGTTCGTACACATGAGCTTCGGTTGCGTGGCGATTGTGAACTTCTCGCTTAGCGACCTCAAAGTTCTTCTCAGCCTCGGCGTAACTCTTGAAGGGGTATTCCATTTCGCCCATGATGGGATCGTTCCATTTGATTACGAGGACGTAAGGAGCTTCTTTGATGGCCTGTTCATAGCGCTGTTCCTCGGCGGACTGCTGTGCCCCGGCGGACTGCTCCTTGGCGACGATTTTCTCGGCCAGATTCTTCAGCTCTGCAATCACATCAGCATTCAGACGCCGCTTGGCTTCTTCAGCGCGAATCATCTCGGCGATTGCATTCACATCCGCCATTGCTTCATCAGCCAGCTTACGAGCCAGGCTTTCAGCGCGGTGACCCGCATACTGAGTAGCAATCTTGTCATAGCACCACCACTTGTCGACGGCGGCGGCGCGGGCGTATCTGAGCAGTTTCATGTTGTCCATTTTGTTTTACCTCTCTTTTGTTTGTTTTATTAAATGGCAGCAAATGCCATTTTAATCTTCATCGGCGGCACTTTCACAGTCGCACCACAGGATATCTTCGATGATGTCATCGTCGATATCATCGGGAGTATCATTGCAATTCATAATGAGGGTCAGGTTTTGATTCACAGGCGGCACTTCACTGCCCAGTTCGTAAGCATAGATCCATGTCTCGCCGCATTCGTCCTCAATCGTACAGTACAACAGGGTGCTTTCGTTGTCGTTCAAGTCAAGACCGGTAATCACATCATATCGAGTGACCATACCAGTCAAGATGTAATGACCATTCAGACCAGGTTTGTGATCAGCGGCGCTTGCAGTGGCGGCACTTGCGGTGGCGGCGCTTGCAGTGGGAACCGGCAGGGCAAAGATTGCGGCCATCAGAAAGACAGCGGCGACTGTCACTGCCATGGAACGGGCGGATTGCTTCAGCGATTTCATAACGATATACCTCTTTCTTTTTTGTGGTTTAGATTCGAACAGCGACGCTTGCTGCGACTGCATCGCTTAGTGACAGCGGCGCTTAGTGGTGCCGTGCTGCCCGGCGGAAATCATGCCAGATAGACTGCGCTACGATTGCCAGAGCGACACCAACGATGATGCCGCAAGCGAAAATGAATTCAGTGCTAAAGTAATCCATGATGATTCTCCTTTCTACTACTTGTGCCGTGATTACTGGTTGTACTTGACAAATTGATACGGTCGCCAGCCAGCTGAACCTTCATCGGTTTCATTATCAAGACGGCGCTTGATTTCCTTTTTGGCCTGCTTAACATCAGTTGCCATAACAGTGTAGCGGTCAGTCATTCCGGTATTGATGTTCTCTACGAAAACGTCAAAACGAAACATGGGCTTATTGAACAGTTTCATAATGCTTGCGCTCCTTTCAATTTTTGTTTTGTTTTGGTTACGGTTACGTCTGCCCTGGTACCGTAAATCGCCCAGTATCGCTCCTTGCGGAGCAGAGAAAAGAGGTAAAAAAGAAAACGCCAGCACTTGCATCTTGCGATTGCATTTGCTGACGTTGGGGTTGGTTATTAAATTAGGGCGGTTTTATGTCATGCCCCGGGACGTGAAGCATCAAAGCTCTTCGATTATGAACTTTACATACGGAAGGGCAGGATTTTTTGCCTGTGTTTCACGTAGTAATGGTTCGATAATATCCCGATACTTTTCTGCTTGCTCTCGTGATTCAAATTCTTTCTGATACAGGATATTTGTTTTCCCTGTATACGTTGAAAGTTCTTTGAGTACGAATTTATTTTCAGCCATAAATCTACCACCTTTCGCTGAAATGGGATGAGACTAACCATAGTGTAATGGATAGTGGTGGTAAATTCAAGACGAAAATCACTTACGTTTGGTAACTTTGTGACATTTTTCTGGGAACTGAGGCATAGGAGGTCTGCGGTCACTATTGTCGAAATAATGGTCACGAATTCCAGAACCTTCAATAAAGTTTGAATTCTTAACAGCGAACGAACCGTAGGCAACCATATTCAGAATCTGATATTCATATGGTTGTTCTGCACGACGCTCACGTTCACGAACGCCTTCTTTGTGAGCACGCTTGACTGCGCCTTTGCCCTTCCGGATAACAGATTCGCTATTCGTCTGTAGATGTGCGTAAATCCGATATTCTTTCATCTCAGATTCAGACTTAGCTTTACGAGGAGCGCGCCATTTGCGCAAAGTAATCTCTTTTGCTGTTTGCGCAAGCACGATAAAACAACAGAGATCATTACGCATTTCGGTTTGCCATTCTGGTTTTGCCCCGTGATGAACAGAGGTGTCACACCAGGTCAAACCCTGAACCACATTCATAGCCGGGTCGTAGTTCTGGCTTGCTACGAAAACGATGTTGCCCATCATTCCGTAAACACCATTCACAAAAGGCTTGAGCATTGCTTCCATCACATTACCGTACACATTGTACTGTGCTTTTGCAATACGCTTCGGAAACAATTTCATGTTCGGTGCGCAATCGCCCACTTTTTGAGCGACAAAATCAGCACTTTTCATTCGCAAAATTACCTCTCTTTCTTTCGGACTCTTAGTTCAAAGCCCCTGCGCCACGTCAAGGCGTTCCGATTGTAGGGGTAGGCAGTTTAACGTCATGCCCGGGACACTAGTTATTATTTTTGATTTCATACCAGACGGAGTTCCTTTCTTACTGCTGCGCTTCTTTTACACCGTTGAATGCACGACATACAAGGCGGTTACCCTTGTAAAGCATAACGGTGCGTTTGTTTTTAACGCGGCGCTCGAAAAAATCGAACGCAACATCTTCTCCGTGGAAACTTCCGACCCACGCCGGCTCGTAGTCGTATAAAACGACCACAGTGAAATTTTGGTTGCTAGGGGTTACGCATGGGCCGATTGCATCGACATATTGCTGGCTTGCTTCTGCCGGGCGATACCATGGGACAATAGGCTTGTCTGCACGAGTGATACCGCTGACTTTAGGTTTGCGCTCAGATCCAAAGATTTTGAGTGCATCACGAGCCTGTTTATCGGCCCATGCACGTTTTCTTGCCAATTCTTCTTTCTCGGCTCTTGCCTTGGCTTCTTCGGGAGAAAGCATCCAGTCGGGGAGCTCACCATACAGCACTTCCTTGGTTTCTGCATTGAGAACAGCGCTCACTAATTGGGTCTGCCCACATGCTTGGAATGCTGTCTTGATGTCAGTAGTGTCCAGAGTTCCGACCTCATCAAATACGATAGTAAACAGCATAAGTAATGACCTCTTTCTCTTTTCTCGCTTGACTCAAAAGGGCTTGCGCCCATGGTAGTGGGATGCTTTCTGCCCCGTGCCCACTAACCTCACGGTATATTGATTGCGTTAGAAGTCGATGCGGCTGACCTCGGTGTAGTTGCCATCACGGTCAAACCGCTTGCACCACACGGCACTAATAGTCTTGGTGACGCTATCGGGGTCAGTGCCCGCCGCTTTTTCTGCGTGTAGTTCCGTCATTGCGTTCCAAGCGTCGTCATGGTTAAAGTGATACAGAGTTGTCTGACGTGCGCCACCAATTTCCTCAGTCAGCGCAATGAGGTTGTCCTCTTTGTAGTCTGAGGAACGAGACGGTTTGAAAGCGGGGTTGGTATACACCACTTCTCCCGTCTCTCCCTTACACACGCACTCCACCTGCATCTTTTCCAGCATCTGGAACATGGTGGTATCCTCAACGTTCTCGAGTATGACACCACCAACCATGTGAATGATATAACTTGCCATAGTGAACCTCTTTTCTTGACTTTGACGGTTGAATAATGCGCCACATTGACGCTCACACATTGCGTGTTGCAACGCTTGCTTGTGTGACCGGGCGAGGATATACCCCGCCCACGCACTAGGCCTAACACCTTGCCTTTACAGGCCCTGCCTAGTCAGGTTGCAAACTTATTCGCCAATAGCGGCTTTGAGTTTGCCGATGATGGATGCTTTCTCGATATCGGTTGCATGAGACTGCTCTACCAATGCGATAGCTTCTGCAATGAGGGCGGTAGCGTCAGACAGCTTCTTTTCAGCGTCTGCCTGTGCCTGTTCAGCCTTTTTCTTGTCGGCTTCGGCCTTGTCGGCCTTGTCATTGGCTTCCTCTACCTTGCTCTTGTTGCTGTTTCGGGTCTGGGCAGACTTCTCCCGCTTTACCTTGTTTGCGGCGGCATCTGCTTGTTTGCGGCTTTCCTCAGACAGGCGGACGTAGGGCTTGCCATCCAAAAGACGCTCGGTCTCGAGAATCAAATACTTGGTGAAGATCCTTGCGAGTTTGGCATCGTCATCAACACCACCGGCTTCTTTACGAGAGTAACCAATGATATCACCGATAATGCCGGTTTCAACGTTGTCCATGCCTACAAAAGCGCGAGGTTCATCACCCTCTTTTTTGCCGGGCTTGACTGCGAACAGTTTGAACCAGTCACGAGCGGCATCACGGGCCTTTGCGGCGTATGCGTTGAGAACGGCCTTGTTGTCGTCAGTGTCGTTGTCCACACCAACCCGCTCACGAGCATCGAACCATGCAGAGAATGCCTTGCAAACATTCCATGCCAGTTCTTTTGCCGTGTCAGGGGTGAATCCGACCACACCGCACTCAGCAAACAGTTTTGCCGTCAGCTGAGTTGACGTGTCGCTAGGGTCAGCGATACGACGGACGACTTTGGCCATTGCGAACTCGGTAATGTTACTCATAATATTTCCTCTTTTCTTGTTGTTGCGTTTTGTGTACTACCTGTACACATGGCCGGGCACGAACTTTTGCACTTTTCAGCGCTTTTGCTCATGCCCGACTGTACTATACAGGTAGGTTTGGCGTGTCTTTGTTGCCATTACCTACTTTGCAACAACCAGAAGTGTAAAGAAACACTTCTAGCTTAATTACCGTCAAGCAATTTTGCATATTTTTGAATTTCAGCCAAACAAACGACACGTTCAAGGGCATGAACGATTTACACGTTGTTCAGCGTACTTTTCAATTGTCAAGGTACAACTCCCCCGGCAACTTCTCCACCGTTTTGCGGAATTTGGATGTAATGTTTACCCATCCGAGAGAGTGCCCCGCCGGGCCTTGTTTCCGTGGCCCCTTGGAGTGATTACAGTATAGACCCATCAAAAAATTTTGGCAAACAATAATCCATGGTCGATTCTCCCTTTATATATAAAAAGGTATAATCAAAAAACAACGATAAATAAACGGTTCGCAAATACTCGAATACTACCTAATAACGGAAGGTAGCATTCACCGAAAACCCGCATGATTCCTAGACTTTTCAGGCCATACCGGGGGGATGTTAAAAATTGGAAAAGGGGTCGAGTTCGGGTCGTGCGTACCAGTTATTCCATCTCCCCAGTCCGTACCAAATCACCCGGTTTTCGCACCTCACCTGCCCCTCACTCGCCTCCTAAACGCAACAATCATCCATCCTTATTCGCCCCTAATTCGCAGTCACAAGCACCCAAAATCACCTGTTGATCGCCCATAAATCACCAGTCATCTCCCCTATCTGCGCACCCGTAAAACACCCATATTTAACCCCCCGATTTCGTCTCCGGTAAACAACGTATTATCGTTATAAAATGCTGCGTGCCGAACGTGATTTTCACCCCAATCTTCACGCAGTTGTGCCTCAATCACTGCATAACAGCGCCCCAAAAGCGCCGCAGAAACGCTCAAAATACATTATTTTTGCTCATTTTTACTTAATTTTAATAATTTTTCTGCCATTTTTACTATATTTTATTTATTATTACAACAGATTATTTTATTCCGGTATTTTGCACAAAACTATTGCTTTTACCACGCCATGGGTGTATAATAAGGTATAAAGAAAAAGCCCGCAGTTCTCTCCACAGCTGCGAGCTTATATTTTCAGTAGTCAATCACACTTTACAATATCATTATAAAAGGAGGATAACCCGTTAATGAAGTTTTATGACACCTCCGCGCTTCTTGATTTGGGAGCTGCCGCCTTCGAACCTGCCAGTGCAACAGCCTCTAGTGCAACCGCTTCTGGTGCAACAGAGCCGTTTCTGATTGCCGATATGACGCTGCACGAGTTGGAAGAGATCAAGACAAGCGGCAAGAAGAGCGAAGAGATCCGCTATAAGGCACGTACTGTAACTCGCCTGCTGGCCGAGCATCACGACGACAACACCTTTATAGTAGTGGCAGTCCCCATGTCTTCCCTGTTCTACATTCTCGATGGCAAACCGATCAGTGACAACAACGACGCGACAATCATGGCAACCGCCCGCTGGTATCTGGACAAGATGAAGCGCAATCTGAATGACGCGATTGAAGCCGGACTCCCGGAAGCACAGCGACAGATCCAGGTCAACATTGATTCTTTCAAATTCGTAACCAGCGATCTAAGTTGCGCCAATATTGCCAGCGGCATTCTTGATCTGCCGATCGAGTTCTCCTATCCCGATGCAGCAGCAAGCGCCAATAATAACTACACTGGCTAGACTGAAGTCACTCTTGATGAAGGCGGCGAGGAAGCCATGGCGATGGCATATCAGACCCACGATGAAGGCTATACATATCAGAATCTGTTTGACACTCCAGTGAATGGCTATCTGATTGTTCGTGATCCAGATACAGTAGACGATGATACGCCGGCAGGCAATACGGTAGGCTGGCTACGATGGAATGGCAAGAAATATGTACCACTCAAATACAAAAAGATCAGTAATCGCTTCACTGGCGACGTAAAACCGCTCAATGACCAACAGAAGCTCGCATTTGATATGCTACAGAACGATGATATTACCGTTAAAATGCTGGCTGGAACATTCGGCAGCGGCAAGACAATGCTTATGGTTTCCTCTGCTATTGATATGATCGAGAAGCACAAAGTTGAGAAGCTGATCTGGATTCGCAATAACATCGAAGTCAAGAACACCAAGGAGCTGGGCGCACTACCCGGCACTCTACTAGAGAAGCTCGGCGCTGCTTCTTTTGCTGGCCCTCTAGCTGATCACTTGGGCGGCGAGGCTGGTTTGGAATACTGGATCAATAATGGGCAGGTAGAAGTAGCCCACCTTGGATTTATTCGTGGCCGCGACTACAAGAATGCAATTATTATGGTTTCAGAGGCTGAAAATCTGACCAAAGAACATGTACAGCTGCTACTCGGCCGTGTTGGTGAGGGATCTATGCTGTGGCTTGATGGTGACCTGAAGCAGACTGACGAGGCCGTGTTTGAAAATAACAGCGGTATGCGTAAGGCAATTCAGTGTCTGGCTGGCAACCCGCACTTTGGATATGTCTACCTGAACAAGACGGAACGCAGCGAGACCGCACAACTGGCTGACCTGTTAGACTAAGGGGTGCAGCAGAATGATAAAAGTAAGAATAGACGGCTTACGACTAATGGATTACATCTCTCCTACTGGCGACTGGAACTATGAAGCGATTGACGGTTTAGCGAAAGCTTTGTATGACCGTTACAAAGAAGCGGAATTCGAACAGATAGTAGAGTTATTCAAGAAATACATAGGAGAACAAACATGACAGAAGAGTCAGCAGTATTTCATCGACAAGTTCGTAAAAGAGCGCGGCGCAAACCTGATGATACCGAAGGTCGTATGAGTAACAAAGGGTACAGTATATGACAATCGATAAAGTGATGAACAATCTCTATGATGCTCTAAGCAAAAATCAAGATACTATCTGGTTCGATTATCAAGGATTCCGCTGGGAGCTAGGTCGTGACCTACGTTTTCATCCACGACATATACTTCATCCAGGGAATTGCTCTGAAGATCGACGTGCAGCTCAATACGGTTGTCCAATCCCCTACTATCCAGAATCAGAAAACGAATGTATATGCGAGGGCTTGCTATGATAGGCAGAATGAATGATTTGCTTAACAAATATAGAGATTTAATGAATTCAGCCGGTGCAGGGCTTCGGCAGTATAAACGGCAACCAAACATACTGACATATGGTATGAACACTAGAAACAAAACACGGATTGTGTATGAAGGAGAAGATTGGATGAGAGTTTTATTCGTAAGGCCATCGATCTATGACACGGTATGCGACTGGTATGAGCGCATGGATACTGTGCAAAAGCATCGCAAGGAGACAGCAATCTGTAAATCACCCGAAGATTTTTGGAATATATTCAATAAAGATAAATTCGGCGCACAATATACGACATTCTATTTTGACGATAGGTTGGCGCTGACCGATACTTTTGAATTTTTCAAGGAGATTGCGCGGCTGTATGGTGAAGAGGATGCGAAGTATATTTCAGAGAATAAAATGCGGCGGATCACCATGAACTATTTGATGAACAACAATCAGTTTGACTTGTTTCAGCAGTTCTCCATCACACCCGAATGTCTGGACGATGTAATCCATGATGCTCTGGCCGATCAACAGTGTGAATGTGTGTGCAGACCGCTATTGTAAGGAGGGTGAAATATGGAAAGAATATTAGCGCCACGAAACAGTGGACGTACATATGCGATATGTGAATACGCTGTCAAGAACAATTGCAATATCTTGGTGCCGATGGGCGGGACGGCTATATTATGTGCACAGGACTATATCAAGGAAATCGCCAGGAATCTTGATATTCAATATTATGGGTATAGGGTTGATCATCAATGCCTTATAGTAGATTTACAAAGCAGAGCTCGCGGAGAATACAGCATTCACGTGATAACAACTACTTGTCCTCCCGATAATTATCGTGGATTGCACTTAGAGGATAAGCCACTTGTTGTTGATGATATCGACCGATGTTTTAAACTCATGTGTTTTCCGAATGTACAAATCGATGCCTGTTCTCTGATGACATATGATCCAATCGAGGTTACGTTTACACCGCCAACTGCGCCTCAAGAAGTGCAGCGGGATGAATGTGTGTGTGACAGCTTGGTATAACAGAGGTGCCAACAATGGATAGATTTGATACGCTGCATGATGATCGCACGCTGCGATGGTGTAAGTACAGATATCCCGATGATATCAACAGTGGCGAGTTTACTTTTGACTGGGCGAAGGATGGATTTACATGGTCTCTGCCAAGCGATAAACCACTGCGAACCACAAACGAAATTGTATCTTACATTGACGCAAATGGTAACCAGCGTGAAGTTCAAGCGGAAGTAAAATACTATGGAATGGGACACGACACGCTGTGGACGATTGCAATTCCTAATGTTGTCGAGGCAGAGAACGAGTGTATCTGCGAATCACTATTATGAGGCACGATATGAACAATCAATTATTGATACCCGATGATAAGATATACATATATCCATCAGATTGGAAGCAGCCTGTACGAATTCAATTTGAAAATGGATCGACCATAGACACTGTAAATTATGGCAATTCACATCACACTATTCGATTCGACAAATGGGTTGATTATAACACCATTGTTATTGATGAAACTTTACAAAAGTTTATCAAAGACTATGTATCGAAAAATTTTCCAAAAGAAGAATACAGTGTATCTATTCACAATGAGTGTTACTGTGAGAGTCTATTATGAAAAAATATATCAGTGAAGAAGTACAACAACAAGCAGCCCTACAATTACATATCGAAATTGAAAATGATTGTAAAATAGAATTTGATAATTTTAGATTTCAAATAGACGAAGACGATATGACGGTTTGCCGCTATGGAGAACCAGATGAAACGTTTGTAGTTAAAAGGAAAGTAAGACTTTTCTTATTAAATAACGGATTTGAATTCGAAATTGCTGGGCCTTATGGTGAACAGATGTACAGACGATATCTTAAACTGATAAATGGAGATATCAATACAAATAGTGAATATTATTGTGAAAGTCTATTGTAAAGGAGATGAAAATATTGGATGAACAAGAGCTAACTGTAAGAGTTGAAGAAATAGATAATCATTTATTTTCTATGCACGATACAGTAAACCATGCGATTATCAAAGTCGACGAAGCAAATACTCTGTCGCATTTTGCAGTAGAACGTATAGATACTATAAGAGCAACAACAACCTCGTATCAAACTGCGATTGATCAATTACAAACTCGGATCGCAGAACTTGAACATAAAATAGATTTACTGACAGGACCATGTATTTGTGAGCCGCTGATATAAGGAGGAACTATATGAAAGAAAACGACTTTTCAAAACAGGATATTTATAATATTGGATTTGCCGTAGCTGATGCTGTGCGCGATTATGATGTAACTTACGAGGATATCCTTGACGCGATTCAGGTATATGCAGAATAGCAGGAACTGATCGGTAATGCATCACTTTATGATACGTTGTGGATGGAAGACGGCACGCCCATGTCCCCTTCTTTGACACGATATTTATTTCACGAGATGTACTGCCCAGATGATTATGGTTATGATGAGGAGGACGGCGACGATGAGTGATCGCAAGCGTGATAAGGTATCTAAGAGCAGCTATATGCGTAACGCCCGCAAGCAGCGTATGATCGAGAATCAGTTTTTGCAGGAAGTTGAGAAGGCTCAGGAGAGTGGCGAACGCCAGCGGCAATCAGAGCGGCGGAAGCGGCGCACAATGTGGGACGACGACGACGAGGACTAAGGAGGTACACAATAGTATGGACAAAGAGCCTAAGAAGCCGGGCGGAGAGAACGATACAGAGCGAGACGATATTCAGGAGATCCGCGTTAACTCTATTCCGCTGATGGTACTTATCGCTGGTGTTTTAAGTTCCGTTGACTTTGTTGATTGGATGTTTACTATCGCAGAAATGCTTGTTGTATTTGTGCTTACATATCAGATTCTAGGACGTGTGCTCTTTACTGCCCTGGTGGTTACGCCCATTTTGGTTGTGTTTATCAGCAAGTGTCTGGCGGCCTACGATGAGATCATGTATGGCGACGATGATATGGGTGGCGGCGATGGCGAAGATGACGGCGATGACCATTTTAACGACCACTGGAATAATTTGATTCATTGAGGAGTGATATAAATAATGCGGTTTATTGATTTAACAGGAAAGAAATTTGGCAAATTAACTGTTTTGAATCAAGAGCAGGATTATATTCAGGCAAATGGAAGACATCGTTCCAGATAGAAGTGTGTTTGTGAATGCGGAAATGAATGTATTGTTGATGGCGATGCATTAAGAACGGGAAATACAAAAAGCTGTGGCTGCTCAAAGCACAAAAAGTGGGCCAAGGATCTTACTGGTCAACATTTTGGAAAACTAACTGTGCTTGGGCGTTCTTCGAAATATCTTAATCAAAAAGTATATTGGCACTGTAAATGCGATTGCGGTAACGAAGTAGATGTCATAGGTGCGCTATTAACTAGTGGTAGATCAAAATCCTGTGGATGTTCTCACATAACTCAGGGCGGATTTGGAAAATCGAGACTTTATGAAGTATGGTTTGCGATGATGTCACGTTGTACAAAAACAGAAAACAAGGCATATCAAGATTATGGCGGACGTGGTATCAAAGTTTGTGATGAATGGAAAGATTTTCTGAAATTCAAAGAATGGGCTGATAAAACAGGTTATGATGAAAACGCGCCAAGAGGACAATATACCATCGATCGCATTGATAACAACGGCAACTATTGCCCAGAAAATTGTCAATGGAAAACAATGTTAGAGCAGGCTAACAACAAAAGAAACACCCGAATGATTGAGTACAATGGTGAAAAGAAATCAATTTTAGAGTGGTCGAAATCAACAGGGTTATCAACTGGTTTAATCAAAAGCCGTTATGACAGAGGTTGGACACCAGAAGAAATATTTACAATTCCATTTGGTCATAAAAGGAGTGAAATAAGTGATCAGTCCTAAAAGTTATACAGTGCGAAAATATCCGCTAAGCTTATTTATTAAATAGAATTATAAGGTTCCAGCAGAGGTCGCAAACGATCCTCAATATCAGGTGTTGCAATCTGATACAATGCTCTTGCGTCAAATTAGAATTGTATCAAATAATTACGATGACTATAATCCGTTTATTGTTTTTATTGATGCAACTGGCGCACAAAGCAAACCAAAGGTTGTCCGTCATTTAATTGAACATGGAGCGAAAATTGGCAAGTATCACTTTTCATTTGGTGATCGTAGTGCCTCTATGATCCGTCAGTTTATCTTCTCAATGGTTGAATCTCATATTTGGCCAGAAGTAGACAAGCGAATCAGTATGGATTTAAGCTTCAAAAATGCGCCCACTGTGCTTAGTAAATATTATGCCTATCGTGGTCTTGTGCTTTCCAGCTGTCATTGTATTGCATTGAGGGAGTGGTTTCCAAAGATTGTTGTAGTGCCCGACACATTCGCAACTATTCCGAATCAAAAAATAAAATATGTTCGTGATGAAGAGGTCGAATTTGTTGACCAAAAAACAGGTGCAAAACGAACATGGAAGCAAAAAGCAATTGCAAAAAAAGAAGCCGATATTGAAATCAATATGTTCGATGGATGCGGTATCGCACATCCTGCCCTAATGCGTGAAGTTGAGCGGCGGATTGGAACAAGTGAGCAGATCAATAGTATGGTGTTTCGTATGCCATATTTTAAGGGTGTCTTTAATGAAATGGATTACGTCTCATTTTATGAGGAGCGTGGGGTCACTGAAATTACAGACATTTGGGGCATCAAGCATTCTGTAACCCGTGATGCTGAACCCATGTTTATTGCATGCGAAAGTATGTATAAAGGGTATAAGTATTTCAAAAAAGACGGTACTGTCAATGATTGGAACCGTTATAAAGAACTTGCATTGAAATACGACCACGCCCTCGGAATTGCAAAATGGAATTATCAAGCAGATAAAGAAAATCTGGTCAGTTTAGGGAACTATCAGCTTATCCAGGACTTACAGGATGTTCCATTTGATGAGTTCAAGCATCTGGCTGATAGATCTGTTGACTGGTACGAGAAAATCGTCAATGGTGATCCTATTTATACATATTGCTTTTTAGGGGCTTTAGCTGACAATACAGAACCATTAAATCATTATATTGCAGCTATTATGCGGAATCCTGAGATGACGCATGAACCAAGTGTAAAAGATTATTTCCATAGTCTACTTGATAAATATCGCAATGGATTCAAATGCGGGAAATTGTTCTTTGACGCAACATTCAAGTTTTTACTTCCAGACCAAATTGCATTGATGGAGGCTATCGCGGGACTTCCAATAAAAGGTTGTTTGAAAGCAAATGAATTTTATAGCTTCGATCGGCAAGGTGTTATTTTGGGAGAACGAGCATTAGGTCGTAACCCTCATATATGCCATCAAGAACACGTTAAGCTAAAAGGCATTGATAATGAACTAACGCAAAAATATTGTAGCCACCTTGTCAACTGCTGTATGATCAATGTGTTTTCGATTACTCCACAACGCTTGTCGGGGGCCGACTACGATGGGGACCTAACTCTATTGTCAAACGAGCCAATTATTATCAATACTATTCCAGACGATGGATATGTCACTATCGATATCGAAGATAAAGTAACAAGTCTTGCTCAAGTTGATAATCTTGAAAACAAACTTGCTTGTACTCTTCGTGGCCTTAAAAGTATGATTGGTGAGATTAGCAATATGGCTTCTGTATACCACAATCGTGTTGCGCGAACAGAGGAAACAAAGCAACTTTACGAAAGCTATGTTGACTTGCTTTCTGTGGCAAACGGGAAAGCTGTGGATTTTGCAAAAACCGGTGTGCTCTACCCTATTCCTCGGCAGATTAGTAAGTGGGCGAAAGCAAGTGGAATGCCGTACTTTTTCAAATATAACGGTCCTTACTACGCACGTTTACATAATCTCAGCAAGGCACATAGCAATATGAACTTGCTTTGCATGAGTCTGGAGCGTTGGGAGCGCGGTGTACGGTGGCGCAAAGAGCCCGCAGGTAGCTTTGATTGGCATATCATGTACGACCCAGAGGTCTCCTATGATCAGGCAGTCTTTGATGAGATCGAAGCCATTTTCTTGGATTTCAACAAATGCCGCAAAGAGCAACTTGAGTTCGAAAAGAAATGTCGCAATTGGCAATTATATCATAAAGAGATTGAAAGTCGTATCACTAAGGAAGAAGCCAAAACCTATGAGACAAACTGGCAGGCGATCTATAACGTGTACCGCAACAAGTGCAAGCTGGTGTGTCCCGATGTGAGAGAGTTGGCGAATATTCTTGTGGTGCTTTGCTACGAAAAATATCCCAATAAATTCAAGAAGTTCTTATGGCACATGGCTGGGGCTGGTGTGGTCGAAAATATCAAACCGGTTCCTGTTCAGTTGCCAGTTCACGATCCGAATGGCGAGTACGAATACCTTGGCCAGCGATATAGTCTGGCTGAACCGAAAATCCATGAAGCGAGGGTGAAATAATATGGGTTGGTTTAAGAAGAAAACAAAGAAACTGCAGAAAATAACCAAGTGTCCTACCTGTGGCGGCTTGTTGACAAAGCAGACTGGACTGGAGCATGAATTTACTTATAAAAATCAGATGGTTCATGTGCCGGATATCACGGCGATGGTATGCGGTGATTGCGGCGAGATGTATTTTGATTATACCGAATTCGAGCGTATTTCAAATTATGTTCACGAAGCAGTTGATGAGAAGGATGAAACAGAATGAGTTATCGGTGTTTTAAAATAACAATAATTACTTTGATAGCTGTAATATGTTTATGTTTAGGTATTGGGATTTGGGCATCTATTCCGCGCAAAAACAATGTAGGCGATAAATCTATTTATAATGGAAGCTCTTTGTATAGTATTTCCAACACGAAACTTATTTACGATGAGAATACAAGAGTTATATATTATTGGCTACATAGTGGATATATGTCTCCATACTATAATGCACATGGACAACTTTGCCGCTATATTGATGGCGAAATTATACCAATCGAGTAAGGAGGTTAAATGGCATATACAACTTTTTACTGTAATGAGAATATGCTGCTCGATCATTGGCAGGACTATCACGAGTCAAACCTGATGCTGCGAAACCTGCTGAAGCGGACCTCCCTCTCCCCTATTGAATGCGCCACCATTTATTATGAGCGGATGAAAAATCCTGAGTCTGTCAGCTATGATCGTAGCCACTTGATCCAGACGTTCAGCAGAGGCCGTAAAAATAACGCGCCCATACTTGACGTACATCAAGTTGTGCTTTATCAGAAAGATCTGGACTATATCACAGAGGCGCGCCGAAAGTATCATATCAACTACGCACAACTACGTGTTCTGTTTGGGGTGATATTCTTCTGCCGACTGTACGGAAGTGACACCTTTGCCTTAGACACAGAGTTTAAGATGAAACGTTTTGGTGGCTGCTTTGAAGAGCAAACGGAGATTATGTATTGTGCTGGAAAAAACTAGGATGACGGCTATAATACAGTGCGGGGCATGAAGGAGATTTCTGACGACTATCACCTGCTGAACAGAACCGGCACTGATGACATTGGATGCTTATACCAGTACCCAAATTTTGTCCTTGATAAGAATGACACGATTGCGTACACGTTCAATGTAACGTTTGAAAACAATCGGCTGAATCTAAGCGCCATAGTGCGAGAGTTGTTTGACCCGAAGGAATGTTATTGCATCGTGTGTGGCGAACAGTATCACTCAGAAAAGCCAAATGCCAGCAGATATTGCAAAGGATGTGCGGCAAAGAAAGAACAAGCACGTCTGGCGAAAAAGAATGCAAATCGAAACAAACGACCGAAATGAACTTTAAGCTCTTAATATATGAAATGGTGTTGTATATTTCCCTTTCGATTATAAATTATAAAGGAGATTTATTATAATGGTTGAAATTACTAAGCGTGAGGCAGAGTATCTGCGTAAGGTTATTCCCGGTGTCCATATCACTCGTACCGTTCATCACTGGTATGCGGAGGAAATCAAATCTGTTCTGACTCAGCTGCCTGGCAATCCCGAGGCAGAAGAGGCGCTGCGCGAACTGAACCGCACCCAGCGTACAAACACCAATTTTGAGATCTGAGGTGGCGAATGGACGAATTTAAGAAAGCGGACGGCGAGACCTTTGATGAATATATGATGCGGATTGGTGAGGCATGCAGCGAACGTAAGCTGACTTAGAATCAGGCAGCAGAACTGCTGAATGAAGCAACCGGCTCAGACTATGGCGAATGCAGATACCGCAAGACCTATAAGTCGTGGAAAGATGGTTATGACTACGCTATTGATCACGCCAACGAAGAAACGATCCAGAACGAACTGCAGCGATTGAAGATTGAAAAAATCAAATTACAAGATGAACGCAATGCAACAAACAAGGTATATCGCGATGTTGCTCGTGCCGAATCCGTTAAGGAATTGATTCTGAAGAATGTTGCTCCGTATAACCCTGACAATTTTCTGAATGTTGTGCAGTACGAAGACAGCGGTCACGATGTGATTGTGTGCTTGTCTGATTTACACGCTGGCGCGGGTATTGATTCGGCGTGGAATAAGTTCAACAAGGATATTCTAAAGGCTCGGCTTGAGAGTTATGCTGCACAGGTGTTCAATATCGTAGCGCGACATACAGCCGAAAAAATTCATGTGCTGCTGTTGGGCGACCTGATCAATGGGCATATCCATGTTAATACCCGCGTGCAGAACAATGAAAACAGCATTGAGCAGGTTATGACTGCTGCAGAGCTGGTAAGTAATTTTGTTGCTACACTGTACGAGGTATGCCAGCATATTGACGTGTATTCTGTGAGTGGCAATCATTCACGAGTATTCCCAAGCAAAGAGGATCAGGTAGCAGGTGACGAACTTGAAGCACTGATTCCGTTCTATATGAAGGCACGACTGCAAAATCTGGCTGGCATTGATATTAAAACAGAGAAGCTCGATCCGACCTTTGGTGGCTTTAAGGCTAGGAATAGTCTTGTGATGTACGCACATGGAGATAAGGACTCCCCTGCTAACGTCGTTGAGCACCTGACACTGATGGTGAAGCAGCCAATCGACATGGTGTTCCTTGGTCACCGCCACACAAACGGCATGACAACGGTGCATGGTACGAAGGTTATTGAGAGCGGCTGCGTTTGTGGCAGCGATTCCTACGCAATTGGACTGCGCAAGAATGATGTGCCGCAACAGGCAGTGGCTGTAATCGATGACAGTGGCCTTGAATGTCTGTATGATGTCAAGTTGGAGAAGCCAGCGAAGATAGTAATTTAATAGAGATTTTGATGCCCTGGGCTACGGCCTGGGGCATTTTTATATGTCGCAGGTGACAGCGCCGGTGTGCTGACCAGCCTCATAAGCTGTGTTTGGATGCGTTCGACTCGCATACCTGTACCCACAAAAATAAATTAAAAAGGAGGGTTCCAAATTAGAGATGGAAGAAAAATATCACAAAGATTTAGGAGGCGATTACTTCTACTGCTATTCCAGACGGACAGCGCTGTTTGTTCGCGCTATGGGAATTTTTTACGAAGAGATTGGAGAGCACCCGGTAACTGGCTCTGTATATACAAAATTCCGCAAGACGAAAAAACTGAATGAAGTTTTAAAACTATAGGATCAGATCAAATATCGCTTTGATGATATGATGGACGACGGAACGGTGGTGATTGGCTATGGCCAGAGTTGCCGCAGATAAGAAACAGCCCCGTATCAAGGTTCCGCCGTCTTGGAGTGGCGGCAAGTGTATGTGTTGTGGGAAGATCTATGACGTGCGTAAGGGAAATTTCTCAAAAACGCAGAGCCAATGGTTTATGGGTAATGATGGATATCTCCCATGGTGCAATGAGTGTCGTGAGCGCATGTTTGAGTTTTACGCCAAGAAATATAACGACGAGGACGAGGCGATCGATCGTCTGGCTATGATGTTTGACACCTATGTTGATGATAAGCTGCTGGAGGCTTCTGAGCATTCTACCGCATCCGCTTTGAAGATCAACACCTACATGGGACGGCTTAATATGCGCCAGCACGCTGGTAAATCCTATGATGATGTAATCGATCAGAAGAAAAAGGATGCGTTGGCTGCCGGCGATACAAAGGGTACAAAGGTCACTCAAAGAATGATTAAGAACTGGGGACGTGGTTTGGATGACCAAGATTATCTGTTCCTCGAAGACCACTACCAGAACCTTATTACACGTCACGAATGTAAGACGGCCGCGCAGGAGATTCTGTTCAAACGCATCGCAAAGGCAGAGCTTAACTGCGAAAAGGCTGATGCAACCGGTGATACCAAAAAGATCAAAGAGGCAAACGATAACCTACAAAACCTAATGGGGTCCGCTCAGATCAAACCGAATCAGACGAACGATAACGCATTGGCTGAAACGAATACTTTTGGCACGCTGATTCAGAAATAGGAAGAGGAAGAGCCGATTCCAGAGCCATCGCCCGAATGGCAGGACGTTGATAATATCGGTAAGTATTTCAGAGTATGGGTTCTGGGTACTTTGCTTAAGATGTTCAACTTAAAAAATCCATATCAAGACGAATTTGACGAAGAGTTTGAACGATATACTGCTCATAAACCAGAGACAAATGAGGACGATGCCACAGATACCAGCCTCCGCGAAACTATTTTCGGTATTGGCGAAGGCGGTGGTTCCGCATGAGTAAAGAGAAATTAACAGATAAGGAAGTAGCGAATACAAAATCAGAAAAAATAATGAACGCAGTTGCCATGAGGGCATCATTCTATAGAGCGAATCCTCAGCGGTTTGCAAAAGACTATTTAAACCTGACATTGAAGCCATTCCAAGAGCTACTATTGTTTTTGATGGTGAGATGCACCGGCTTCTGCTTCATTGCTGCTCGCGGCCTTGGTAAGTCATTTCTAACCGCAGTTTTCTGTGTGATTACATGTATTCTATGGCCTGGTTCCAAGGTTTGTATCGCCTGTAAAGTAAGAAGCCAATCTATCAGTATTTTGGATGAAAAGATAATGAAGGAGATCTACCCCAATAGTCCCCTTCTACGCTCTGAAATCAAAAAGGTCGATATCAACAATCAGAAAGCAGAAATTATATTTAAGAATGGCAGCTATATCAAAGTAGTCACTGCCACAGATAGTAGTCGTGGTAGTCGAGCTACACTTCTCATCTGTGATGAATATAGATTGCTTTCTAAAGATGTTATCGATTTGATTTTGAAGAAGTTCCTGAATATTGTTCGTCATCCTGGATATTTGGACAAGCCACAATATGCACATCTTGCAGAGCGAAACAAAGAATTCTACCTAAGTTCCGCTTGGTTCCAAAACCATTGGAGCTATGAAAAATGTCAGGA